ATGAGCACCATTACGCAACCGCAGCCCAGCCGCGTCCCCATCACGTCACACGACATGGACATGGTCGCGCGGGCGTTCGGCTTCCAGTCCTACTCCCACCTCGAGCGGGTGCTGAAGGGCGATGCACCATCCGCCCTGCAAGAGGGCAGTCGGAATTGGCGGTCACGCCAGTGAGCCTCCATCTCCCGCAACATCTCCCGCACGTCGGCCCCGAGCTGCGGAGCCTGCTGTACGCGCTCGCCGGGGTGGTCGGCCTGCTCATGCTCACCGTCGGCATCTGGTGGGTAGCCACCTACGGCGGGGGGCCGATCCCGTCATGATGACCTTCGCTGTTCTGGTGCTCGCGCTGACCGTCCTCGCGCTGAGCCTGTACGTCCTGCACCGCGCAGCGGCATTCGCCCGGTCAGGTGGCGAGAATGCGGCGGCCGATCCGGCACCGCTGGTAGCCCCGCTGCGCCTGGTCACACACGACGAGCGCCACGAGCGCCTCGTCACCGCCGCGATGCGCCGTCACCCCGCCGGTAGCCGGCGGCCCCAGATGTCCCCTCCGGCCGAGGGGATGGCGACGCCCGGCGCGGCTGTAGGAGTTGCCACGCCGGGTGTCGTGTCCAAGCCCTGACACCACAGAACCAACCCCCCCAAGAAGGAGTACCACATGACCACGATCCGCGAGCTCGTCACCCATACCGGAATCCCCGTCCACGACTACCTCGACCACGATGCCGACATACCGCGCGTGCACCGCGCCGCAGCACAGGGCGACGTGCTCGTTCTGCGTGTCACCACGACCGCGGCCACCACTCCGATGCCGCACACCGTGATGGTGGTCGCGTCGGAGGCATCCTCCAACACTCACACACTGCACCCCGCAGGTCCCGCGTTCTGGGACGCGCACGCAGGCCGTGCCAACGGGGACGTACTGCTCGGCATCCTCACCGTCCCGGCCGGATCGACTGCGCTGCTGTCGCATCAGGAGCACGGCGGCCTCGAGATCGAGCCGGGCACCTACGAGATCCGCCGTCAGCGTGAATATGCCGGCGAGTGGCGGATGGTGGCCGACTAGTCATGCGACTCGACTCACTCACCGCAGAGCAGCAGGGGCTCCTCCCCGGCGTCCGGAACGAATGGATCCGCACGGGCCTGTCGACCGAGCCCGCCGACCGCGCAGCCGCCGAAGCCGGTGTACGCAAGGCATATGAAGCCGCTGGCCTCGAGCCGCCGCGGCTCGTGATCTGGCTCGACTCGCCCATGGCCGGCGCGATCGGTCAGGCCATGCTGCGATCGCTACCGGCTCAGGTCCGGGCTCAGGTCCGGGATCAGGTCTGGGCTCAGGTCTGGGATCAGGTCGGGGATCAGGTCGGGGCTCAGGTCTGGGCTCAGGTCGGGGATCAGGTCGGGGCTCAGGTCGGGGCTCAGGTCCGGGATCAGGTCGGGGATCAGGTCTGGGCTCAGGTCTGGGATCAGGTCGGGGCTCAGGTCGGGGATCAGGTCTGGGCTCAGGTCGGGGATCAGGTCGGGGATCAGGTCTGGGATCAGGTCGGGGCTCAGGTCGGGGATTGGTATTCGGGCTCGCTGGGACGCTGGGAGACCGGCTGGCTCGCGTTCTACGACGCGTTCGCGCGGCTCGGGATTGATACCACACGCCTGACCGGTCTGACCGCTGTCGAACGCAGCGCCGGATGGTGGTGGCCGCTCGCCGGTGCGGTGGTGATCACCGACCGGCCTACCGTGATCGCCCGCGACAAGGACGGTCGCCTGCATAGTGCCGACGGCCCGGCGGTCCTCTACAGAGACGGGTTCGCTGTGCACGCATGGCACGGCACCCGTGTCCCTCCCGACCTCGTCGAGACCGGCTGGGACACGAAACGGATCTTCGCCGAATCCAATACCGAGATCCGGCGCTGTGCCATCGAGCGCATGGGCTGGGATCGGTTCATCGCCGTCGCCGGATTGCGGCGTGTCGGCGAGGAGGCGGTCGATCCCGGAAACGCGCCGTACACGATCGCTCTGTACGACCTGCCGGACGAGCTGGCCGACATGTATGAGGAGCGTGCGCGGATCCTGCTGTGCACCAACGGCTCCCCTGAACGAGATGGCACCCGGCACCGATTCGGCCTGGTCGTTCCCGGGCGTCACACGCACCCGATCGCCGCAGCAGCATCGCTCTACGACATCCCTGTCGCCGCATACGCCGCGCTCGAAGTCCGCAGATAAACACCTCGGCCCGGCGAGCGCGTAACTCGCCGGGCCGGTCCTACAGATCCGAAAGGCAGTCTACCCAATGGGCCAGCACAGCAAGCCTCAGCACCAGCACCATCCCTTCTCCGCCGTCGCCACCTGGGCGAAAGGCATCCTCGTCCCTCAGCACCAGCACCAGCAGCAGCAGCCGCAGCCCGTGGCACCCGTGGCGTCCGGCGCCGTCGAGTGGCTGTCGGGTACCGAGTGGTGCCAGCGGCATTCGCGCGCCGCCGCGACGCACCAGGCGCCCGAGCTCGGCCACGACGCAGGGACGGTGCGGTGATGGGTGATCTGTCATTCGCTGCCCCGGCGCACACAATCATCACCGAGGACGGCATCTCGACTCATTGGCTCGCCGAGATCGGCGAGTCCGGGGCGTACATCCTGACGCTGGGGCGCGACCCTCACGACAGCGGAAGCGTCAAGCTCTTCCTGTGCGCGCCGATCGCCCGGATGGTGATCGAGTCGCTCACCGCGGCCATGGTCGCTCACAGCGATCTCCTCGAGGCCGCCAAGACCGCCATCGACGATGCCGTGGCGTCGGCCGCCGTCGCCGAAGAGCGGCAGTGGGCCGAGCTCGGCGCGGACGCCAAGGCGGTGCAAGCGTGATCCTCATTCCCTGCGAGCCCTGCAGAGGCACCGGCCGCGGCCCGTGCATGGCCTGCGGCGGCGCTGCCGTCGTGGCGGAAGCACCGACGGCCGGACTCTGGTGGCCCGGTATCGAGCCGACAGTCGACGCCGCCGAGGACTACGCCTACGACCGCGAGCGTGACGCGCAGATCGGGGTCTGCTGATGGCGCGGGCACCGATAGATGCCGCACCGCGGTTTGCCGCCAACCACTATGCGGCGCGGAGAGCGCTCGGGCTCACTCAAACCCAGGTTGCTGCTCGCATGTCGGCGCGCGGCTTCAAGTGGCACCAGGCCACCGTGTACAAGATCGAGAACGGCAGCCGACAAGTTCACATCGGCGAAGCCGCGGCAGTTGCCGCCGTTCTTGGCGTCCCGCTCGACCGCATGGTGAGCGAGACGCCCGCCCGGATCGCGCGGATCGCGAAGGACAATCTGCGTTCCACGGTGATCGTCTGATGGGCAACGTCGAAACGGAGGTGCGCCCCGATCCTGACGGGATCGATGAGGACATCGCGGCCGCCGCCCGCCGCACAGTGGCCCGCCACGCCCTCGACGCCGAGGACTGTGGCGGCCTGCTCGACATGCTCGGCCTTCGCGATGAGCCGGCCTGCCGCGCCTGCGGCGGTCCGATGCTGACGCACGGCAAGGGCGGCTACAAGCAGGGCCGCGCCGCCGACGGCATGTGCCGCGACTGCCACCGCAAGCAGCGCGACCAGGAAAAGCGTGAGCAGGAGCGGCGTGAGCAGGAGCAGGGGCACTCGAAATGCGCGTGCGGGCATCTCGCGACCGTCGGCGAGCTGTGCGGCCGGTGCGCCCAATCCGTGCCGCGCGCCGACCTGCGGGCGCTAGTCGAGCGCATCGTGCGCGACACCGGATGGTCGGTAGCCGAGATCGCCCGGCGGGCCCGGATGCTGCCCCCGACCCTGCGCAGTCACCTCGCGCCGGGCAATCGGACCCGCGTCCACCGCAGCACGTACACCGCGGTGCTGCGGCTCGCCGAGGAGTTGAGCGCGTGACGTCGCCGACCGAGCCGGGGCTGTACGCCGGCGTTCCGGAATCTGTCTACCACGGCGACCGCCGCTCTGTCTCCTCGTCGCAGGTGCGTCACCTGCTCGAGGTGACTCCGCACCGCTGGCAGTGGGAGCGCGACAACCCGCGACCGTCGAGCAGCGCGATGGAGTGGGGCACCGCGCTACACACCCTCGTCCTCGGCGTCGGCATGCCGCCGGTCGACACGGGCTACGACACGTGGAACACCAAGGCCGCCAAGGACAAGGTTGCCGAAGTCCGCGCCAAGGGCGGAATCCCGATGAAGCCCAACGACTTCAGGGCGGTACATGGCGCCGCCGAGCGTCTGCGGACGCATCCGGCCGCGGCCCCGCTACTCGCCTCCGGCGATTCCGAGCTGTCAGCGTGGGCCCGCGACCCGGACACCGGGATCATGCTGCGCGCCCGCGCCGACCGGGTGCACTGGATCGACGAGCGCACCGCGGTGATCGGCGACGTGAAGAAGTCATCCGAGCCGGGGCCCGACGAATTCGCTTGGAGCGTCGACAAGTACGGATACCACCGGCAGCAGGCGTTTTATCAGCGGGTATTCGAGCTGCTTGGCATCCGCACCAGCTTCGTGTTTCTGGCCGTGTGCTCAGACCCCCCGTACGAGCCGTACGTCGTCGAGCTGCCCGACCGTGCCGTCGAACTCGGCGAGCGCGACAACGCGCGCGCGCTCGCCATCTACGCCAAGTGCCTCGCCGACGACAACTGGCCGACGCACGACTCTCGCATCCACGAAATCGACCTGCCCGCAAGGGCTTACAAACGTGAGGAATATCTGTGACCACCGAAATCGATATCGCCCGCCACGACGGCCACGCCGAGATCGTGCCCGCGCGGTCGAAGGCCGGCACCGCTGCCGCGGCGATGGACATGCTGCGTGAGCACGCCGAGATGATGAGCATGGCCTACAAGCTCGCAGACTCGATGGTCGGCACAACCATGGTGCCGAAGATCTATCAGCGCAAGAGCAAGGACGACAAGGACGCAGCCAACAATGCGACGGCCGCGATCCTGTACGGCCTCGAACTCGGTCTGAATCCGATTCAGTCGCTGCAACAGGTGTTCTCGGTGCACGGGACGCCCGCGGTGTACGCGAAGACCATGGTTGCGTTGCTGAAGTCCAAGGGCTACAAGTTCAAGACCATCGAGAGCGGGCCCGAGCGCGTCACCTACTCCGGTTGGTGGCCCGGCGAGGATCCCGAGACGAGCACGTGGGATATCGAGCGCGCCACGACGGCGGGGTTCGTCCCGACGATCGACGAGGCGACCGGCAAGTACAAGACCAAGAAGTTCAACGGTGCGAACGGCAATTACGAGAAGCTGATCGGCAACGAGAAGTACCTCACGCAGCCCGAGGAAATGCTGTGGGCCAAGGCGGCCACCACCGTCTGCAAGCGCCTCGCGCCCGACGTGCTGCTCGGCATCGCACATACCGTCGAGGATCTCGAATCCGAGCCCGACCCCGAACCGGTGCGCGTGCAGTCCGAGCGCGTGCGCACCGCCGAAATGCTCGACACCGGCGAGCAGGACGCCCCGAAGGTGCAGCAGTGGCAGGCGCCGGTCGACGGCGGCGTCGGTGAAGCGACCGCCGCGGAAGAGGTCGAAAAGCCGGAAACCGCAGAGGGAACCGTTGCCTCGCCCGCCGTCCCTGACCAGCAAGAATCCGAGGAAACGCCAGCTCGGCAGGAGACCGCGCCCGCCGCGGGCCCCCGCGGCAAGCCGCCCACCGATCAGCAGATCAAGGAGTTGCAGGCGGCCCTGCGCAGCGAAGGACTGAAGACGGCTCGGGCGCAGGTGGAATATCTGCGCGACCAGTTCAGACGGCCCACTCTCGGAGCCATATTCGATCTGACCGGCGAGGAGTGCGCAGGCCTGACGCACTACCTGATGACGGCCGTCGACGAAGCCCCCGCGGGCGACGCCGCCGTGCAGCTGGCCGTCGACGCCGAGAAGGCGGTCGAGTAGATGCCGGAGCAGACGCGGCTGACCACGGTCCTCTGGATAGACCAGCATTCCGACCCCAGCGTCCATCTGTTCACCGTCCGTGCCGAGGCGGAGCAGTGGGCACGGAGGACGGCCCGGGAGTTCGACCGGTCCGGCGACTATCAGGAAAAGACCTATCCCGATGGCGAATTGGAGATCAGCTACAGCGTCGAGAGCGACCGTTTGAGCGTTAAGGATGTCCTCGTGGATGAAGAAGTAGGTGGCGAATAGGTGGCGATCACCACACCCGAGCAGCTGGCGCTCGCCAAGCGCGTGCGCACGCAGCTGATCGAGCATCCCGGTCAGCACGATCAGGCGACTTTCTACGGCGAAAACTTGTGCGGCACAACAGCATGCACGGCTGGATGGACCGCGGTTCTCAACGGGGCGAGCCCGGTCATCAGGGGGCACCCCTCCGCAGGCCTGTGGGCCACTTACGTGATCACTCCGTCCGGCGGTAGGAAAAGGATCTGGACTTACGCGCAAGACGCCCTCGGCCTGACGGACGAGGAAGCAGCAGACCTGTTCGACGCGGACACCTCGGAGAGCACCGTCGTCGACCACCTCGGGCAGTTGATCGGAGACGCCGAGGCGAGCCTGAGCGCGGCGACCCGATGAGCACCTCAGCCGATCACCGCGCCGAGGCCCTGGCCGCGCTCAGGCTCATCCAGGGCGCCGACAATCCGGTCGCCGAAATGTCCAGCGCCAGTGAGGCAACCGCGCACGCCCTGCTCGCCGTCGAGGCCCGGCTCGGGCAGGTCGTCGAGCAGCAGCGCATCGCGAACACCATCGCCGCATTCCAATCGGGCGTCGTCGCCCCCTCCGAATACGACCGCGCGGCCGCCGCCGCGCGCCAGCTGCTCAACCTGCCCAAGGAGCAACCGTTCACATGACCACCACCCTCGTGGTCGGCACCGCCGATCTGCGCCAGGCGCTCACCGCGGTCCGGCCGCACGCCTGCACCGACAAGGAAATCCCCGACCTTGCACGGATCCGGCTCACTGTCGATCCGCAGAACCTGACCATTACCGGTACCGACCGGTTCACGTGCGGACTCGCCATCGTGAGCGTGTGGGAACTCGCTTGGGAGCCGGACGACACCGACCTCGTCGAACTCTTGGCCGAGGACATCGCGAAACTGCTGACCATCTTCAAGGCTCCGGCGAAGGACGGTGGCGAGGATGGCCCGCAGTACACGCTGCGATTCGAGATCACCGCCGATCAGGTGACGGTTACCGACTGTTCCGGATTCGACATCGTGGGGCGCCGCTACCGTATGCCGCGCCTGGAAACCGCCGACGCCCTCGACCTCGTGCCCCAGCTCGTCGACCGTATCCACGGCTCCAAGCTCGTGCTGCTCGACGGCGTCAAGGACATGACCGTCAGCGGTGACCATCTGGCCCGGTTCAAGGTCGCGTCCAGCACCTACGACCGGCCGGTGAGCCTCGAAACGCGAGGCGAAGGACGCAGCAACTCCCCGACCATCCTCGTGCGGTGTGGCGAGAGCTTCCTCGGGCTGATGATGCCGCGCCGCCTGCTCGACGACGACGTGCAGCGGGCCCGGGAATGGGCCGACGGATGGACTGCCCGGCTGCCCGGAATCGTCGGCGCGGCAGCAGCAGGGGGCGCCTGATGGGCCATCGCATCACGATCGCGCGCACCCCGGAGGAGCAAGCCGAATTCGTGCGTCGTGCAGCTGATCTCGCCACCTATGGCGGCGTTACCGTCGTGCTCGCGAACGACCCGGATAACCCGAACGGCGTCGCCGCGTCCCTCAACATCAACCGGCGCGGCTGCCCGTGCTTCGTAGCCGTCGCCGAGGCGCTGATGGAGATCGGCGCGCAGCTCGCGCTCATGCATGACTCGGGACCGTGCGGGGAGTGGTAGCCGTGACCGAGCCGTCGCTGTTCCCGTTCCTCGAGCCGGTTGCCGTCCCGGACCGGCTCGAGGGGATGGGCAAGGACGCGCGGCGCACGCTGCGCAACGCCGACCTGATCGCCCAGGGATTCAATCCCGGCACCCGGGAGCGCCTACACCGTGACGCCGCGAAGGACCGCACGGGGCCCGGTCTGCGCTGCCGCGACTGCAAATCCATCTACCGCACCGGCGCCGGGAACAAGACGTTCAACAAGTGCGAGCGCGCCGGCGAATGCAATTCGCGCGGCAGCTGGGGACCGGATATGCGCGGCTGGTGGCCCGCGTGCCGATTGTTCGCCCCTGGGGGGACGCCATGACGCCATATTCGTTTGTGCTACAGGGGATTTCAGGGGCAGTTGAGGAGGTGTGCGGCCGTGACATGGTTTCGGGTCGACGATGGGTTCTACGACCACCCGAAGGTCCTTGACGCGGGTGTCGCGGCCATCGGGTTGTGGACGTTGGCGGGTGCCTATTGCGCGCGCCATCTCACCGATGGCGTGATCACCGACCGCCAGATTCGGGCCATCGGAGGCACCCGAAAACAGGCCGCGAAACTCGTCGAAGTAGGTCTCTGGTCATGCGACGAATCGCGCGCCGACGCGTCGCCGAGTGCGCGCCGTTACTTCTTCAACGATTGGCGGGAGTATCAACCGTCGCGCGCCGACGTGACAACGCGTCGCCAAGACGATGCCGAACGTAAGCGCGCCGCGAGGGTAGCCAAGGCCGATAAGCAGGGAAAACCTGAAAATGTCCAGCCGGACATCCAGCCGGACGGCGCGCGGACACCTCCGGACGCGTCCGCGTGGAATCCGCTCTACCCGACCCGACCCGACCCTTATATAGCGACTCACCCCGAGCAGCAATCTCACGTAAGTAGCGCGAGCGAACGCGACGAGCCGCCACGCGGCCCGGTCGTCGACGCCGTCGGCTGGGGACTCGTCCGTGACGAGATCCCCGCCGAGCACCCGCACGCCATCCGCACCGATCTCGCCATCCGTGCCGGAGTGCTGCTCAAATCCGGCACCCCCGAAGCGGACGTTCGCGCCGCGCTCGGGCTGTGGCTCGCAAAACCCGCTCTCGGTCCCGGCGTGCTGCCCTCGCTCGTCTCCGAGATCGTCCGCAACCGATCCCGCCCACCCGCACCCGTCGCCTCCCAGGGCTCGACCGCCGACCAACGCGTCGCCCAAGCCCAAGCCGTCAAAGCAGCTATCGCAGCCCGCCTCGCAGCCGACCCGAAAGCCCTCGAACAGTGACCCCCCTCGAAACCGCCGACGTGCTCACCGCCATCGCGTCCTACGACCTACGCACCATCGGCGAGGCCGACGTGATCGCCTGGCATGCCGCAATCGGCGAGCTGAGCAAGCCGCTCGCCCTCGAAGCGGTCGTCATCCACCACAAGACCTCAACCGACCGGATCAAACCCGCAAACATCCTCGGAGTCGCCCGCACCATCCTGCGCGACCGCGAAAGCCGCGCGAACACCGCAGGCATCCACGGCGAGGCGTCCACGCACGCGCTCGGCCCCGCCTATGCAGGGCTCCCTATCGACGTCGAGGGCGCCCCAGTCTGGGTCGCCTACGACGTGAAAGACGCCATCACCCGCCAATGCCCACGCTGCCACGCCGCCCCGAACGACGCCTGCGTCACCGCCCGCGGCACCGCACAACGAATCCCGTGCCTGCCGAGAATGACCGGCCGCACAACCATCGAGAAAGCGAACCGGAATGTTTGACCTCACAACACTTTTCGCCCTGCTCTGCGGGCCCGCTGTCCTGCATCATCCCGTGCTGGTGATGCCGCGCTACGCCGCGCCCCTGCTCGTTCTGCACTGGGGTGCGTGAATCCGTGTCCCACAAGACATCCCAATGGTGGCGCGTCGAAGCCGACCCGAACGGCGACGGATGGGTCGTCACCGACGGCCACAAACGCCACCACTACGCCCCCAGCAACGACCTCGAAGCACGCGCGCACGCCGACCGGCTGAACATGCACGACGTCTCCCTCGAAGCGCCCGCGCTCGCACCCCGGGAAGGTGCCTGACCATGCCTCGACAGCTGACCAGCGCAGAGTTTCTCGATGTCGTGTTCCGGAAGTTCCCGACCGAGCGCGAGGAGTACGCCCGCGTCTGGAACGCCGCCGTCGGCGCGCTGAACGACTACTGCGCCGAGCAGGGCCTGCCACGCTCGCGTTTCAGCGTGCGGAACCGCTTCGCCAACCGCATATGGCGCGAACTCAACCCGACCAGCGAACTGGGGCGTGACGATGCCTGAAACCATCGAACGCACCCCGCTCGAGACAATCCTCGCCCAGGCATGCCAGTTCGCCATCGCGCATGGTGTCGAGGGCCCAATCAGCCCGGACGACTTCGGAATTCAACGCAGCAGCAAGGGATACCAGCACGCCACCTACGTCGATGCCAGCCACGTCGTCAGCCTCACCATCGACCCTCACGGCGAGGCCATCCTGCGCGTCGCCGAACTCGACTGGATCCACGACCAAGGCGACGACGGCCGCGACCCGTGCAGACACTGCGAATGCCTCGACTGCGGGGCACCTATCAGCGACTGCGAATGCCCACCCCTGGCGCTCAATGTCCCGCTCCCCGGCGACGGCACACCCCCGCCCACACCCGAAATACCGCCCTACGCGGTCCGGGACGAACACGGCGCCATCCGCCGCGCCCGCGACGGGCTCTACATCATCGCCGGACACCACGCCACCGCCGCGGGCATCCAGGCACACCTGGAGGCCTACGACGGCAACGACAGCGCTTACGCCCACTCCATGCGCCGCCTGTACACCGGCGCGCTCGAGCTGATCACCGCCGAGGCCGCCGGTGCACCCGCCGAGGCGGTGAGCGTCGATGCCTGAAATCGCGCGGCCGGGCCTGCTGTTCCTCACGCAGGCCGACGACAGCCTCGTCGCAGTCGACCCGAAAATGATCTACCTCATGCGGCCCGCGCCCAGCGACCCCCGCGACCCGACCTTCGGGTCACTCACACGCATCTTCCTGAGCATCGGCCCAGGCCAGACCCTGACAGTCGACGTGCGCGAAACCGTCCAACAGATCGGCGACACCCTTCACGCCGCGGCCGAAGGCGCGACCCTCTCACTCGCCCCCACCGAGGCGGTGAGCGTGGATGGGTGACGCGCTCATGACGATGTTCTGGGCTGGCCTCGCCGCCGGATGCGCGATCGGCATGGGTCTGTTCGGGCTGATCGCCGCCGTCTGGTGGTTCTGGCCGCAGCATGACGAGATCGACATCGGGCCTGATGACGAATTCCGGGTCGTCGCAGACTATCCCGACCATGTGCCGGTCGAATGGGAGCACCGATGGCCGAAGTGAACCCCACGTCGTACGGTGCCGTCGGCATCGCACTAGAGGGTATGTGCGCGCTGTTCGCCGCCCTGCGGCTGACGCACGTCATCAGCTGGTCCTCCTGGTGGGTCCTCGCGCCCGTCTGGATCCCGGCAGCCCTGGTCGTCCTCGTCCTGGCCGGCGGCTTCGCCGTCGCCATCTACCGCGCAGCCCGGGAGGGCGCCGATGCCTGAACCGCGCTGCGAACTGACCGAGCTGCCGATCAGCATGTGCGCACACTGCCGCAAGCACGAGCTACCCGAACCCGAACCGCTGCACTGGTTCCCGGCGCGCTACCACGGCCGCTGCGCCGAATGCAATCGGCCGATCGAACCCGGCGACGACATCGCCACCACCGACGACGGACACATATGCAGGAGACGCCACGATGCCTGAAATCACCCACTACGCCTACGATCTCGAATTCCTCGAGGACGGCCGGACGATCGAGCTGATCTCCATCGGCATCGTGTCCGAGACCGGCCGCGGATACTACGCCGTGAACTCCGACATGCCATGGGATCGGATCATCGCGCACGACTGGCTCGTCCGGAATGTGCTGCCGAGCCTGCCGCTGATCAATCAAGGCTCGCTGGATCAATACCTGGCTCAGTCGCCCAACATGCATCCCCGGCCGAGTTTGGCCGCCCTGGACCTGGATCGACATGACACGCCGGTCAAGCCTCGGTGGGTCATCGCGAACGAAGTCCGAGATTTCCTGCTCGCCGAGGGAGAGCCGGAACTGTGGGCCGACTGGGGCGCATACGACCATGTGGCGCTGTGCCAGCTCTGGGGCCCGATGATCGCGCTGCCGCAAGGCATCCCGATGTTCACCCACGACATCGAGCAGGAGCTCGAGCACGCGCCGGGTTTGGAGAAGCCGAAGCAGGGCGACGGGATGCACAACGCCCTGGAGGATGCGCGGCACAACATGCGCGTGTTGAAGGCGCTGGGGGTGGTGGTTGCCGATGCCTGAACCGATCACGCTGCCCGACGGCCTCGTCCGCGCCATGGACGACGCCGGACTCACCGGCGAAGACCGACGTTGCGCCGAGGCGTACGCCCAATTCCTCGCGCTCGCACCAGAAATCGGCGACGAGATGGCCTACCGCCGCGCCTACGGACTGGGGCTGTGGTGATGAGCAACGCCGACTACGACAAACAGATCACCATCCTCGACGACGGGGTGTACGTCGGCGGAGTGAAGATCCCCGGCTGCGTCGACGGCGAGTTCGCGGTTGGCCGCTCCACCGAGGTCCCCGACCACTGGGCCGTTCACCTCACCCTCATCACCGGCACCGAACCGAAATTCGAGCTCAAGGAATGCGAGGCCGAAAGCGTCGGCATGGAGACCACCACCTATCGGCATCGTCCCGCACGCCGCCCCCGCGAGGTGACCGAATGAGCCAGAAACCACGCACGCCCGAGCACTTCCCGCGCATGCGGTACCGGGCCCGCAAGCGACACCTCTGGACGATCGTCGACCTTGCCCACGAGCCGCCCTACATCTGCGTCGGACCGATACGCGACGTGCAGCGGATGCTCAAGAAGCTGTGGGAGTCCCGATGACCCACGCCATCATCGAACTGCCCTGGACCGCACCGCCGCTCAGCCTCAACGACCGCGGCGCATGGGCCCCCAGGGCACGCAAAATCGCCGACGTGCGCGCCACCGCGCTCACACTCGCGCGCGCGGCGCGGCTGCCGCACCTCGTCGATCACGCCACCGTCCAGCTCCACTACCGGCCGCGCGACAACCGCCGGCGCGACACCGACAACTTGGTCGCCACGCTCAAGCCGATCTGCGACGCGCTCACCATGGGCCGCGCAGCCGGACACACACGCACCGGCAAACCGATTCCAGCGCAGTACGGCTACGGGCTCGTGCTCGACGACACCCCGGGATATATGAAAAAGCCAGAGCCGATCATCCACCGCGCCGAGAAGGGGCAGCCCGGCGCGATGTGGCTCGAAATCACCTGGATCAATCCAGTCATCGACACGGCCCGCCCAGCACAGGAGCAGTGACATGGACGAAACCGAAAGTGGCTGGCCCGAAGTAGTCAACTGGCGCGAGGTGTTCTACCGGACGCTGCTCGCTCGCAGTGCCGCGTTCTGGCACGTGCCCGACGAGCCGCTCGACGCGAGCAGCTGGCAGGACGATGCCTTCGACCAGCTGCGCGCGATCCTGAACCCGAGCAATCCATACCTGCCGCCGATCGAGGCGCCATCGGGCTACACGCTGAGCAGCATCACCACTGCACTGCGCCTGCCTGCCCTCGACTGCACACACGCGCCGCCGACCGTCTGGCAGTACGAGCCTGAGGCGCAACGCCTCCGAGACCTCCTCGACGATCCGGCCCTGCAAGCCCTGATCAGGGACTCGGTGATGTGACCATGCGCGACCCGATACAGATCCTGACCGGCTGGGAACGCACCTACCGCGCCGACACCTACCGCCGCGCCGCCGAACTCGGCTCCCCGCACGATGCCGACGCATGGGGGTGGATGTGAGCTTCCCAGACACACACGTCGGCGACCTCTCAAACCCCTACGCGGAGATCACTCAGCACATCATGGGCACGCGCCGCTACTGGGCCGGAGTGGTCTACGCGTACTGCGAACCCATCGAGATCTTCGACGCGCTCATGCACGGAACCGCCTGGGTGACATGGGAAGGCGAGTACATGCGCGTCAACACCGTCCACTACGACCCTTACCAGAACATCCACGGAAACCCAGGCCGACGACCGGCACGCATCGAATGCAGCCAGCGGCAGCGCGCTGGATACGCCAAGATCGACGGCAGCCCGGCCTACCTCGACCTGATCGAACCGTCTCCGCCAGCGCCTGACGACGAATGGCTTCCCGCCGAACGCGCCCGCGCGATCCGCGAACTCATCGGCGACCGACCGCGCCCGAAAAGCGTGTGGGTGCCAGACGGACACGGGGACATCATGCTGATCGACCCGTGGGCAACGGACCGTGAGCCGTGACCGCCGTCCAATGCACCGAATGCGGGCGCATGCTCGGCTACAACGCGGCCCTGTGCCGGGCGTGCATCGACGAGCTCGTCGAGCAGCTGCTCCGCGTGCCCGCGCTGATGGCCGAGCTCACGACCACCCGGGCGGGCCTCGGCCGCAGCGGACCGGCCAGCGGCGGCCGGCCATCCGAACCGCCGCTGCCCATCCGCGTCGCCGGGCGCGACCGGCTGCTCGGCGCGAGCGCGGTGCAGCGACTCGAGACCACGGTGATCGGATGGGCGCGCGTGCTGGCCGAAGAGCTCGGCGTCACGCCCGCCGTCGGTATTGCCTACCTCGTCCAGCTCACCCAGGATCGGCGACGACTGCCCGGCAGCACCGTGCGGCCGGACGCCGCGGCGCTCGCCACGCCCGTCACCGCGGTGGAGCAAGCCGCCGTGTGGCTGGCGCACCACCGGCGCGAACTCGCCCAGCACGAGGCCGTGCGGGAGTTGGCCCGGGACATTCGCGACGTCGTCGCCGAGCTCGGCCGGGCGATATGGCCCGCCGAACGGCAGTACCTCGGCCTGTGCGCCACGCTGTACGACACTGGTGCTGAGGAGGTGGCGTGCGGGCAGGAATTGCGTGCCGCCGCCGGCGAGGCATACACCTATTGCCGCCGCTGCCGCGCACGCTATGACGTCGCAGCCCTCAAGGCCGAAGTGGTACGCGGAGTCGACGACCGGCTGTACAAAATCGATGATCTGCTGCGCATTCTCACGGTGCTCGGTCCTCCGGTGTCCCGCACCACGCTGTACCGGTGGGCACGCGACCGGAGACTCGAGCCGCGAGGATGGCAGCACACCGACGAATACGGCACGCGCATCACCGACCACCGGATCGGCGCGGGCGACGCGCAGGTGTACCGCCTCGGCGACGCACGGAAACTCGCCGCGAAAGACGACGAGCATGAGGGAGGATCGGCAGCATGAGCGAGGACATCTGCATCGAGGACGAGAGACTGATCACCGGTGTTTCGCAAGCCGTCGCTGACGCTGGTGGCCTGAAGCATTCCCGGCGCTGCGAGACCGAAGGCTGCCGCTGGGCCGTCCATACCGGCAGCGAGGATGGCGCCCAAGTGGCATTCGACAAGCACCTGCGTACGGACCCGCGCCACACCGGCGGTGAATGGATTGACCGGGACGGGCGGCTGCGGCGCGGACTGGAATACCTCAACGGATCGACAGCATGATCACGAACGATGGACAGGCGATGTTCGACGCCGAGATGGCCAAGATGCGGCGCGAGAGCGTCGACGCCGTCCTGATCGGCTACGACGGCAACCGGACGCCCGGCATCGTCGACGTCGCGGTCATCCCGGGCGGCGAGCACGAAGGCGAGCCCGTGACCATCGAGCCGCGCATGAAAAAACGTGTCGCGGCCGTCGAATTCAGAGGTCGACGGTTCGAATGGTGCGGAGCGGGAGCGACAGCGTGCTGGGCCGAGGGATCCGCGTGACCATCGAGGAGTTCATCGAGGCGCGGATCGCCGAGGACGAGCGGATCGCTCGCGCGGCAGCCGGCGCGGCCTGGGTGGCCGAGGCCGATATCCCGCGTTCTATCCTCGTCTCTTCCGTAGCCAAGGCGGAGAACAAGCAGATGTTCGGCCGCTTGGGGTATGTCGGCTCGGCAGAGCACGAGGAGTATCGGCAGCACATCGTTCGCCACGATCCGGCCCGCGTGCTGCGGCAGTGCGCGGCGCTGCGGCGCATCGTGGACGCCGAGGTCGAAAACCTGGCAGCCTTCGATGGCGAATTCGGCTGCGGCCACTCGGCAACGAACATCCGGATCGGTCGTTGCAGAGAGGGATCCGGCGTCCTTGAGGAGTCTGGCGTACTGCGCGCGTTGGCCGCGATCTGGTCCGATCACGTTGACTACCAACAGGATTGGGCGAAATGATCGACGTACACCGGCTCGCACACGACTACTTCACCCGGATCGGCCTGAAACCGGCATCCCAACTCGACGCCACCTACCAATGGGAGCTGGCGCATGTCGCCGAGACGAGCACCCGCCTCGCCGCCATCCTGGACGACGAAGGAATTCCGGATGAGACCGCGACGCGAATCATCCGCAGCGTGATGTACGGCGCGCCATCGGTGGCCGAGGCCGAGCAGCGCATGAAGCACATGGACCTGCTGCGCAAGTTGTTCGAAACGCCACCCGAGTTCTCGACGGAGCGTCTGCGCTCGGATCTGGAAGCGCTCGAGGAATCCTGACCGCCGATAAGCGGGGGTAATCGGCGGTCAGCGCGGTCGGGCGTCAATAGCCGAGGGATCCCGACTCCACGTCCTTCAGTGCACCCGTCACCGCACCGCACGGCCACGGATCGCCGCACTTCGCGCAGGCCGTCCCGGCGCCCTTGTGATGCTTGCGCACCATCTCGTGCACCGCGTGCCACCATCCGGCTTTCTGGCCGCGGTTGTGAGGGTCCTCCGCCAGAGCCTTCGTCTCTTCGAGAGCCCGGCGGTACAGCGCCTCATCCGATTCGTTCGTCATGAGCGCGCACGGTACGGCAGTGCGGCCGACGGCCGCGCAAAATCGTCCAACAGGTCAGGCCCGGACCGGATGATGATCCGGGAGCACGGTCACCGCGTACGCGCCGAGCTGTCCCATGCGCTCGGCGAAATACGCGGTGACCCGGCCGTCCGCACCGCGGTCCACCATGGTGACCGTGCCGTCCCGCCGCCGCGCGGCAGGATCATCCGGTGCCACACCGCGCCCGATGGCATCCGCGTACCAGGCGATGCGATCGCCGACACTGAATTCCTCGCACATGCGTTCGATCATGGCATGCCGGGAAGTTGCGCGGGGAGCTGCATTGATCCCCGCGGCGCGCCGTTGCGCCTGCAACACCCCGCGGGATCAGTAATCGAAGGGGTTGCGCACGCCGTCGCGGGTACGCACCGCATAGCTGATGTAGTGGAATTCGGCGTGGTCGTACGAGTCTTCGCGGGCAATCGTCGTCACCGGCCAGGTGTTCGCGCCGACCTCGGCGTCATCGAACGCGGCCAGAGGCGCGTACAGGCCCCAGCCGCCGAAATCTGTCTCGCCATACTTTCCGGCGTGCAGATCGGAGTAGATCTCGGAAACGTTCTTGGCGATGTCGAGCTCGCGCTCGGTTGCGGTGCGCATGGCGGTGATCCTCTCGATATTCCTGGTGGTCAACACCGCGTCCACAGCAGACGAAGTAGGCAACCCGCTGGTCATGTAGTCCAACCGGTGATGGCCACGGATCAGTCGCTCGGCGGAGTCGCGGCAGTCGGGGTCGTCGTCCTCGATGCCTTCGGCCAAGAGCGTTCCATCGTCGCCCTTGGCGTCCGAACGGACGTGCCAACCCCACTCGTCTGTCGTTGTCTTGTAGTAGACCTCGGCGAAGTAACGGCCGATCGTCAATGTGAAGGTATGGGCGTCGACCTTCTGCCAGTCTGCGGTCGATGTGAGTTCCATGGCGGATTCTCCTGCGGTGATCGTGGTGGTCATCTGAATCTCCTTGTCAGTCTTGTACGTTCGGAGGTCGTGCATATGCACGACTGTACGCCCCGTGCATATGCACGGCAAGCGGTTCGGTCGACTACGTGCATATGCAACCCGTATGCTGTGGCCATGGTCAGCCGCGCGAAGGACACTCACACCACGAACCGTGTCGTGCGCGTGGCCGATCTCGACTGGGAAGCCCTGAAGATCGCTGTCGGCGAGCGCCACCGCGCCCAGCTGATCCGCGACTTCATCGCCTGGTATCTGCGCCGCCCGGGCGCGAAGCTGCCGACGCGACCTCCGGCGACGGGCGACTCATGATCACAAACCGCCTGGTCATGTAGGCTGGCACAGGAAACCGCTACTGACGAGTGCTGCACGAAGCATGGTCAGGGCGGTTTTTTCATGCCCAAATCCCCCTGATCAGGAGATCAACATGCTCGTCACCCTGTCCGGCGGTATCCCCGTCGCAATCACCGCCCTCGGCGCGGCCCTCGCGACACTGCTCGGCGTCATCCTCTGACCGTGCCGCTGTTCGGCAAAATCATCGCGCGGCTCGACGAGATCCTCGTCAACCTCGCCAATCTCAGCGCAAAGATCGGATTACTTATCGTGTCCACACAGGCAGACGCCGCAGCCCTCGCACAGGCCATCCAGACCGAAACCAGCGCGTGGCAGGCATGGGCCAGTACCGCCCAGACCGTCATCGCCAACATCGAGGCCGCGCTCACTGCGGCGCAGCAGCAGATCGCCAACGGTGCGGCCGTCGATCTGACCGACGCGCAGAATGCCGTCGCCGCCGCCCAGGCGGCCGTCGGCGCGCTGCCCGTCGAGACCGACCCGACCGTCACACCGCCGGCACCGGCTCCCGGTAGCTGACCGTGAACCTGCTCGTTCTGGCGTGGGATGCACTCAGCGCCAACGACTTCGCGCTCGAAAAGTTCATCGCAGGACTGCTCGGCCTGTGACACAGCGTCACCCCGCCGTCGCTGCGCACCGGGCGCACATCGCGTCCAGTGTGCAGCTGCGGCTCGCGGACTGGATCACCCGGTTCGCCGGGTCGATGCCGTTCGTGTGGCTGCATGTCGTCGCATTCGTCGTTTGGATGCTGTTCGTCGAGAAAACCCCGTGGCCCACACTGACATTGATCGTGAGTCTCGAAGCGATCTTCCTGTCGACGTTCGTCATGATCGGCCAGAACCGGCAGGCTGAATTCGCGCAGCGCAAGGCCGACCACGATTTCACCGCGCAGACACTCGAGTTGCGAACGAATACCGAACTGACGCAAGCAATTCACGTGATGACGACCGAGCTGCACTCGCGACTCGTCGCGGAACAGTCGTGAGCTCCACACCCGAACAGATCGCTGCAGACGATGCTCTTGCGGCCGCGATCGAGGCCGTGCACCAGGCCTACTATCCGGGCGACGTACGGGGCGTTCTGACGAAGTTCGTCGTTCTCGCCCAACGGCAATGGTGGAACGACAGCGACGAACCGGTCACGGCTAACTGGGCGTCACCGCGCGGCGACACAGTCCCGATCTCGGATCTGCTCGGTCTCTGCGAGTACGCCTCGACGCGGTACCGAAAGATCATCGCCGAAGACTGACCGTGGTCGATCCGCAGGTAAGCCAGCCGGGGCCCGTAGAGCGGATGCGATCCGGCCGCCACGTTTAAGTCAAAACCATTACATCGCAAGGAGATTCGTCATGTCCCTGAAAGGGCGCACCCGCGTACCGCAGATCACCGCGCCATCGCACTGGATCAACGGCGTCTCCGCCGCGGCCTCGGCGCTCACCGTCACAGTGGCCGCCAACGTGCCGGCCACCGGCGGCAGCGACCCGCAGGTCGTGCAGAACGCTCTGGCGCCCTCGCAGGTCGGCGTGCAGCTGCAGACCCTCATCACCGGCGTAGTCGCCTCCTGCTCGGTCGCAGCCTCCGGTGTCATTCAGCTGACCATCACCGACGGCGTGAACACCTACGAGATCGACGTTTCGCTCACCGCCGGCACTCCGCTCAACGTGCCACTGCCTGGCACGTTCGCTGCCCAGCTCGGCAACGCCGTCACTGTCAGCACGACTGCCGGGGCCAGCACCAGCGTCGTCAAGCTCAGCGTCGCGTACGACTACCTGTAGGAGAAGATCATGGCCAAGGGTAAGAGCAAGAGCGCCGTCATGAAGGGCGCCGGCAAAGGAATGGCCGCACCGAAGGAAGCCGTCGACATGCCGCCCGCGAAGGTCGCCAAAGGTGCGGCCAAGCGCGGCAAGCGCGGGATGTAGATCAATGGCAGAGCCACGACTGCGTGTACTCGCGCTACCTCCGGAAACGGTCGGCGACGGAACTGTCACACCGTTCATCCTCGTCTTCGATCGCATCGGCCAACAAGTGCCCGACTGGTTCACCGAAGAGCAACTCGCCGTAATGCGGGTGAGCACGGGTGCGCGAACTGTTTTCGTCTTTGCCGACCCGATTGAGATGCTCGACAGTGTGGAGCTCACCCGCCAAGAAGCCGAGCAACTATTACCCGCGCTGCGCGTCTCAGCCAACGTCGCCACGTAGAGGAGATGATCATGGCAGCGAAGAAGGGCATCGGTAGCGGCAGCGGAACATCCGCTGCACGTACTGCGGGCGGCAACGTCAGCGCCACCGCACGCGCCGCGACCGGCAGCGGCAAGGACAAGTCGTGTCCGCTGCCCGACAAGCAAGCCGCAATCAGCGCCATCAACCTGCGGCACAACGGCGACAGCATGACCGCACCGCAGGTGCTCACCAAGGTCGCCAACAGCAAGTTCGGCAACGATCCACAGGTCAAGGCCAAGATCGCTGCCGCTCGCAACGCAGACACGAAGAAGAAGTAGCAGATGACATGGGGAATCGGCGCTCGCGAGCGCACCTCGACCACCGAGCATCGAGCATGGCGACGAGCCGTCCTCGAGCGAGACGGCTACTGCTGCCAGGTGCGCGGACCGCAGTGCGCCGGCCATGCCGTCGAGGCAGACCACATCCGAGCCGTCGCCGAAGGCGGCGCGCCCGCTGATATTCGGAACGGGCAGGCGATCTGCCGACCATGCCACCTCGCCAAGACCGCGGCCGAAGGCCAGCGCGGCGCGGCGCGGCGCCGCGCCGCGTCGAGAATCCCCGTCGAGAGCCACCCCGGAGCCATCGGAGCCTCCGCGCGCGGCCCGGCGCGGCCGGACACCGGCGAGGGGTGGGGGGTACCCCGAACGGGCCGCCCGCCCTGTCGCTTCGCATAGCACTCCACGCCATGCGTGCGCCCGTCCTGGGTTTTGGGGCGCCGCGCCGCACCGATTCCACCCCAGCGCCCGGGAGGCGCGCTCCATCCAGACCCTGGAGGTCATCGCGATGGCGAAAGTGACTGCACCCCGCAATCTGTCGGCCGCCGGCCGCAAGCTGTGGACGACGATCACGACGCAATACGAGCTGCGGGCCGATGAGCTGCGCGTCCTCGAGGACGCATGCCGCGAGGCGGACCTGATCGACGTGCTGAACGCCGAGGCGAAGGGCGCCGATCTGGTCGTGCAGGGCTCGACCGGCCAGCCGGTGATTAATCCGCTGATCTCGGAGCTTCGCCAGCACCGCAGCACGCTGGCGGCGCTGTTCCGTCAGCTGAAATTGCCCGACGAGACCGACACCGCCGCGAGCCGGAGCTCGCAGGCGCGCGAGGCGGCGAACGCTCGCTGGTCGCGCCGTGGCGCGTAGCCGCATCTCCCGCGCGCGCACGGACGATGACGAGTACCGCGAGATCATCGCGTGGTACGAGGATCTGCTCGAGGACACCGCGCCGCCGACCGGGCTGACATGGGAGCCGGTCAAGATCGGCCCGACGTGGCAGCGGACGGATTCGGGCTGGCTGCTGCCGGAGATCACGCTCGGCTGGGATGTCATGGCGTGGTGCGGGAAGTGGTTGCGCGACAAGCACGGCCACGCGTGGCAGTTCACCGCCGAGCAGGCCAGGTTCTTGCTCTGGTTCTACGCCCTGGACCAGGCGGGGGACTTCCAGTTCCACTCTGCGGTACTGCAACGCCTCAAGGGCTGGGGCAAGGATCCGCTCGCCGCGTGCGCGGCGGCCGCGGGCTGCTACGCCCCGGTCACGTTCGACCACTGGGGCGACGGCGGCGACCGCCCGGTCGGGCGCGACGAGCCGAACGCCTGGGTGCAGGTGCTCGCGGTGTCGCAGCCGCAGACCAAGAACACGATGAAGCTGTTCCCGAGCCTGATCAGCCCGGAAGCCAAGGCACGATACGGAATTCAGATCGGCAAGGAGAACGTCTACGGGCTCGGCGACACCCGCCACATCGAGGCCGTGACCTCCTCGCCGCTGGCGGTGGAGGGCGGGCGCCCGACGCTGGTGATCCGGGCCGAGACACAGAACTGGTTGACCGCGAACGGCGGCCACGAGATGGCCGGTGCCCTGGAGGGCAACGCTGCGAAGTCGGAAGGGGGTATGGCGCGAATGTTGGATATCTGTAACGCCTACCGGCCCGGTCTGGATTCGGTCGGCGAGCGCATGCGTGAGGGCTGGGAGGCCACGCAGGGCCCCGATGCCCGCGCGATGGACTTCGGCCTGATGTACGACTCCCTCGAGGCACCTCCGGAGGCGCCGTTGACCGCCGAGGCCGCGCCGGATGTGGTGCGCTCGATCGCGGGCGATGCGACGTGGCTCGATACGCGGGCGGACGGCCGGATCGTGATGTCGATCCTGAACCCGGCGAACAGCCCGAACGAGTCGCGCCGCAAGTGGTTCAACCAGGTCACCGCGGTCGCGGATGCCTGGGTGGATCCGCAATGGTTCGATGCGTGCCCGGGCCGCGGGGATCGGTTCGAGGCGCGCGATCGGGTGGTGCTGTTCCTGGACTGCTCGAAGTCCGATGACGCTACCGCTCTGGTCGGCTGCCGTATCTCCGATGCGTTCGTGCAGACGGTCGGTATCTGGGAGCGGCCGCCGCAGTTGAAACGGTGGGTTGTGGACCGTGAGGACGTCGACAACCGTCTGCGTGACGCCTTCGACCTCTGGGACGTGGTGGGTTTCTGGGGCGATCCGTCCGGCGCCAAGGACGATGAGACCGGCGAGTCGTATTGGGACGGCAAGCTGGACGAGTGGGGACGCCGGTGGGGTGATCGCCTGGTGCTGCCCGCGGTGAAGAGTGGCGATCATGCACACAGGGTGAGCTGGGATATGCGCTCGCCGACACATCTGAAGCTGTGGACCGAGGAAAACGGCCGCTGCCTGACCGAGATCAAGGAACGCCAGTTTCGATGGGACGGTCACATCATCTTGAAGCAGCATGTGCGCAACGCGCGCCGGCGCCCGAATCAGTTCGGCGTCGGAACAGGCAAGGAGCATCGCGAATCGGCCCGCAAGATCGATGGTCAGGTGGCGATGGTGGGCGCGAAGCTGATGCGCCGGATGTATCTCGCGGCCGGCATCCGAGAACGCAGTAACCAGGCGATGTTCGTGGGCCGTCGATGACCACTCCGGCCCCGGCATTCGATACGCAGCCGGACAACACGCAGTCCGCGGCCCTGCGGCTGCTGACGTTCGGCGGTTACGGGCAGGTCCGGCAGAAGTCGACCCCTGCGAAAGCGTTGTCGCCGGCGGATGCGGTCAGGGTGGTACTCAACATCTTGGGGGGTGCGAAGGCGTGGGAGTGGGAGCGGCTCAAGCGGATCAGTCTGGCGATGAAACCGCACCGCGAATTCGGGCAGCTCGGCATGGAGATTCCCGTCGATGCCCCGGAGGCGATGCGCAAGCTCGCGATGAAGGCGCAGGCGAACTATCTGCCGCTGGTGGTGCAGACGTTCTCGCAGGTGATGACGGTCCAGAACTACATTTCCGGTTCGACGAACGAGACCGGCGGCGCGTGGCAGTACTGGCAGCGCAACCAGATGTCCGCACGCCAGCAAGGTCTGCACGAGTCGGTGCTGAAGTTCGGTGCGTCGTACCTGAAATGCCTGCCAGGAACGAACGGCCCTGTGATGAAAGGTGTTTCACCGCTGGACATGACCGCGGTGTACGACGATCCCGTCAATGATCCGTGGCCGATGTTCGCGATGCAGCTGGACCGCCGTCGGATCTACTTGTACGACAGCGCTTTCGAATACGTGCTGGGCATGGACAACATTCCGACGAGTTCGTTCGGCTATCCGTACTGGCAGAACGTGACCAATGTGGCCTTCATTCAGGCGAATTACCACGGGGCGGGCGTGTGTCCGGTGGTGCGCTATCGCGATCGGATGCTGCTCGAGGGTGAGGAGCAGTACGGGATCGTCGAGCAGCTGATCGACATCCAAGAGCGCATCAATGAGACCAACTTCGGTTTCCTTGTCGCCCAATACTTTTCGGCGTTCCGGCAGCGGTACATCATGGGATGGTTCCCGGAGACCGAGCAGGAAGCGCTGAAGGCCACGGCCGCGGACGTCTGGCTGTTCAAGGATGCGGACGTCAAGGTCGGCCAGTTCGAGGAGACCGATCCGGCGTTCTACAAGGCAGGCAAGCTCGACGCGCTGCAGGATCTCGCCGCGATCGGCCAGTTGCCTGCGCAGAACCTGCTCGGCGGCGACGGGATCTCCAACATCTCCGCCGACGCCCTGGCGGCGCTGGAGGAAGGCAAAACCCGCAAGGCCGATCAGATCACGACGTCCCTCGGCGAGAGCCACGACCAGGCGCTACGCCTGTGCTGTCATCTGGATGGCGACGAGGAAGGCGCATCGGACTTCGCCGCCGCGGTGAAGTGGAAGGACGCGACGGCCAGGGCACTGTCCGCGACCGTGGATGCTCTCGGGAAAATGGGTCAGATGTTGGGCGTACCGGATGAGCTTCTGTGGGAAGACATTCCGGGCTGGGACAACCAGAAGGTCGACCGCGCGAAGTCCCTCCGCGAGGCTGCGAACAAGGACGAGCTCGAGGCGCTGTTGCTTCAGTCCGCTCAGGCCGCACCCGCCGTGGAGCGCGGGCTGCAGGCGGCCGAGGCCGCCGACCCGGATGCGCAGGCGGGCCAGTGACGAATCCGCAGCAGCCGGGGGGCGACTATCTGGCACCGACAGCCACGGTGCTCGGTCTGGCCGCGGTCGGCCCCGGGCAGTACACCGCGGCGCAGGCGACGATCAGCGCGCATCTGGTCGCGTTGGCTGTGCGCGTGATGCGCAAGTTCGGGATTCCGCTGTCTGATCAGGCGCGCCGCCAGATGGCGCGCCGCATGTACGGGCCCGTACAGCAGGCGCGCGTCACGTCGTACGCGCTGGCTGTGCGCAGCATGGAGTATGCAGCGCGCGCGGCCGACGAGCCGCTGCCGACGCTGGCACCCATTGCGCCGTACACGCCCGACGCCCTCGAGGTGCTGCTGCAGGATGCGACAGCGCCGCTACTGAAAGCGATCCAGGCCGAGGCCGCGGGCGCACACCCGTCGCCGGTGACGATCCTGGACCGGCGCACCGGTATGCCGATCCCGATCCGGGATCAAGACCACGATCCCGGATCCGGCCGCGTCATCTACCGCATCGGCGAGACCGCCGGGGCCGCGGCGGCGCGGCATGCACACCACGCTGGCCGAGAAGCCGTGCAGCGCACCGCCGATCGTTCCGGTGAAGAGATCGGTTGGGCGCGCGTGACCACCTCGGCGAAACCGTGCGCCTTCTGCATCATGTTGGCTTCGCGCGGGCCCGTCTACCGGAGTGAGAAGACCGCCGTGTACCGCAAGAGCGACATGGGCGCCTACCACAACCACTGCCAATGCCGTGCCGTACTGGTCTACCGCGGCAAGGCGTGGGCCGGTCAAAGCGCCTTCGAGGACGCAGACCGGTTGTGGCGCACCGCGACCGCCGGACATCGCGGCCCCGCTGCGCTCGCTGCGCTGCGTCGCACGCTGGCCGCGCAGACCCGCAACGCCCTCGCGGCGTAGAGACTTCCGGCCCTGGTGGCCGCACGGAAGAAACACCCATCGAGGCCCTGGAGGCCACACAGTATGACCGCACCCGACCCGACGCAGCCCGACCCGACGCAGCCCGAACCAACCACGCCGAACGAGCCGATACCCGAGCCTGTGATTGCCCCGGAGGCGCCGCAGGACGACGAATCGAGCTTGCCCCCGTGGGCGCGGGAGAAGCTCTCGAAGGTCCAGAGGGAGGCGCAGAACTTGCGCACCCGTCTGCACGAAGTCGAACCGCTGGCGGCCAAGGCCCGCGAATTCGAGGAAGCGCAGAAGACGGAGATTCAGCGAGCGACCGAGCGAGCTGCCGCCCTGGAGGCGCAGCTGGCCACGACGCAGCTCGAAGCCGAGCGCAACGCCCTGGCGGCGCAGCACTCGATCCCGCCGACGCATTTCAAGTTCATCGTCGGCAACACCGCGGAGGAGCGCGCCGAGTCCGCGAAGGGCGTCGCGGAGATGCTCGGCGCGGCGGCGGCTCCGCACGTTGTGCCGCCGCCGAGCAACCGGCCGACGCAGGCTCTGCAGCCCGGCGCCGCGCCTCCTGCACCGGACACCCCTGCGACGACCTATCCGTCGTGGTTCCTACCCAAGCCCCCGCGCGGGGGCTGAACCCCCGAGGAGGGGGGACATTATGAGCAATGAGTGCATCCCTCTGTATGAGGGAAACACCATCACCGTGCTGTCGACGACAGCACTGAACGGCAGCCGATTCGTCGGCGCGCCCTCTGGTGGTGTGGATTCCGTTACCGGCTGCCTTCAGGCTGGCCTGCCCGCCTACGGCGGGCCCGTGATCGGCGTCGCCGGTTACGACGCGCCCGCGGGCGTCGTGGTTCCGGTGCTGCGCGCCGGTTCGATGCTTGTGGTCCCTGTGATCGCCGTTGCGACGGTCACCGAGGATCAGGTGCTGCAATGCGACGCCACCGGCGGCGTGCTGCCGGTCGTCGACGAGTCGGAAATTCAGGTCGTCACCATCCTGGGCGCGCCCACGGGCGGAACGTTCACCCTCAGTTTCGGTGGACAGACCACGAGCGGACTCGCGTACAACGCGACTGCCTCGACGATTCAGACTGCGGTGCAAGGGCTTTCGTCCATCGGATCGAGCAATGCGACCGTGACCGGTAGTGCGGGCGGTCCCTGGACTGTCACGTTCGCCGGATCGCTGGCCAACACCAGCGAGCTTTTGATCACTGACAACCCCGCGAGTCTGACCGGCGGCACCACGCCGTCGGTGGTTGTGACCGAGTCTCAGCGCGGCGGGTTCGGCGTGCGCGTCGGCGTGGCCTGGGGTTCGGCTACCACCGGCAATCCGGTGCTTGTCGCGCTGAACGCCAGCGGGAACTAGGAGAGGGGCGCAAGCCATGGCTACCACTGCACCGATTTATTACCCCCTCGGCCCGGCTACCGTCGACGGCCCCGACATCACGCTCGATGTGATGTTGAACGAGCCGACCCGGATCACGAGCTATCTGCAGGACATCAGCCTGCAGAACTTTTTCGCGGACAAGATTTTCAGTCCCGCCGGCGGGGTCGAGGGCGGATCGGTCATCTACGACCAGATCACCTACAACGACCTGTACCCGACCAACGACGTGCAAGACGTCGCGCCCGGTTCGGAGTTTCCGAACCTGTCCGCGACGCGCCCCACGCCGCTGGTGGCGACTCCTGAAAAGTTCGGTGGCTTCTACAAGGTCACCGACGAGGAGAAGAGGCGCGACAACCCTGTCGTGATTCAGCGCATGGGTGTGAAGGTGATGAATGCCATCACCCGCAAGATCAACACCCGGGCTCTGGCGTCGCTGGCCGCGTCCCTGGCTCAGACCGGCGGCGCGACAACCATGAGCGGCGTCAACTGGGCGGCGACCATCACCGGCGGCGCGAGCCAGACCACCAATCAGGATTGGCCCGCCGCGGACTTCAGCAAGGCGCAGCTGATCGCGGATCAGACCGAGTTGGGCTATGTCTTCGATCTGTGGATCGTCAACCCGCAGCAGAAGGCCCAGTTCAACCAGGTCTATTCGGGTGTCGGTGCCGCACAGCAGCAGTTGGAGAGCTACGGCATCACCATGTACGCGACCAACCGGTGCCCGCCCGGGCAGGCGTATGCGGTCTCGACTGGCCGTGTCGGCCATATGTTCATGGAGGTCCCGCTTTTCACGGAGACCTGGCGCAAGCCCGAGAACCAGTCCTACTACGTGCAGTCGAGCTGCTCACCCCTGTTCACGGTGACCGACCCCTACGCGGTCGTCGTTGTGACCGGGCTCAACGGGTAGCGCACCCCCCCCAGGAGAGGCACATGACCACAGCTGCGCAGGATTGCGCCGAGCGCGTCGTCAAGATCGGTTTGGCGACCTACCGCAACGAACACAACCGCACCACCTACGCCCAAATGCATGCGACCGTCCGGATCCATCCGGACGACGTGGAGCACTTCGACCGGTTGAACCATCCTCCGAAGATCGGGGCAATCCTGGATCCCATGCCGGGCATAGAGGACGTTCGGCGCGAGCCGACCGCGGCCGAGAGGCGCATCATGGAAGGTTTCGGGGAACGCCCGATCACCCACGAGGCGCAGCTGATCGCGTTGGCCGCCGCCGAACAGCAGGACGACTTCGCGGCAATCGAACGCGAGCGCGAAGTGCGGCAGCGCGTCGATGAGACGCTGCAGCAGTCCTCGATCGAGGACGAGGTGCAGCGGCGCGTCGAGGCCGAGCTCGCGCGCCGCGCGCAGGAAGCTGTCGAGGCACCGACGGCGACGAGCGCTCGGAAGCCGCGAGGCTGACGGTGGTTTCGTCCTCGTTGGCGTACGCCACGCTCGATGATCTGTCGGCGCGGTGGTCCGCGATGCCGACCGACGAGGCGTCCGAGACGATGGCGACCACGCTGCTCGGGGACGCGAGTTTCTGGTTGCGCCAGTGGTTCCCGGTCGAGACGGCGCAGATGGACGCCGGGCAGCTCGATCCGACCGGCGCGGTGATCCTGACGTGCACGATGGTCAAACGCGCCCTGGTCAACGCCATGAATATCGGCGTGGCCAGCGCGACCGACACCCAGGGCCCGTACACCACGACGCGGGCGTTCTCGAATCCTGATGGTGCGCTGTACATCACGTCCAACGAGCGCACCCTCATTCAGGGCGGCGGCCGGATGGCGGCCAAGTCGATGACGATGGGATCGCCGCCGCGGGTGGCGTGGCATCACACCTCGATCAACGCGCCCGGGCCGAGTTTGTGGCCGGCCGCGCAGGTGTGGCCTGAGCAGCGGTTCCCGTTCCTGGAAGACGAGCCGCAAGCACCATGACGCAACCCGTTTCCGGCGGCCAGAGGATCACCATCACCCGGACGCCGAAAGACCAGTACGGCAACCCATCCGGTGATCCGTCGTCCTGGCCGATCGACAACGCCCTGTTCTGGCAGGACGAGGTGACCTGGGACATCACCCGTCGCAACACGAGCATCGTTGTCGGCTACGTGTCGGTGCCTCGTGGTAGCGACATCGCGCAGGCCGACGAGGTCACCCTCGCCGACGAGCGCACTTTTCTGGCGATGGCCGCCCCTGAATGGGATCAGAACCATCCGCTGTCCGCCGCTCCCAATGGCTACATGGCGGTCCGGGTGAGGGGGGTGTTCTGAGTGGAGAACGTGAACGTTCCAGGCGCACAGGGCGGTGACAATCCGTTCGTGACGCAGTACCTCAAGTCGTCCGACGCGAAGAAACTCGTTGCGCGGCAAGGCAACCGCCTCGCGAGCATCTACCGAGCGAGTGTGCACAAGCGCACGGGTCGCCTGGCGGCGTCGACCACGGTCACCGTCGTGATGGGCGGCCGCAAGGCGGACCGCTGGGAAGCGCATGTCACGGTAACCGCGCCGTACGCGGCCAGCCACGAGTTCGGCACCGAGTTCGACGCTTTTGTCGCACGCTCGGCGAGCACGCCTAGCGCGCATCCGAGGCGTGAACGCGATCTGCGGGCTTACCACGAGTTGTGGGACAGCCTCAAGGCAATGGACTGGTCGTGACGCTCACGTTCCCGGACTGGTACGTCGGTGGCATTCCGACGGTCGACAAGGTCACGGCGAACCTGCTGCAGCCGTACCTGAGTCAGGTCGGCCCTGTCGCGCCGACGGCGTGGTGGCAGCTGCCTCAGGCGTACGGCGGCCAGCTGCCACTGGTGTGGTGTTTCCGCAAGCCGGGCGCGCTGGACATCACCACGCTGAGGGATCACGCCATCGTCTACGTGGGTGTGATCGCGGCGACTCCTGATGACGACTGGTATCTCTACGAGTATTGCCGCCAGATGCTGATCGCGTGCCGTGACGGTGTCACGGTGACGATGCCGCCGGACCTGTGGCATCCGGATCCGTGGTCTGTGTTCGTCGATCACGTCGAGGAGCTCGAGGGCCCTGAACAGGTCGAGGAGATGAACCCGATGTTGCGGTTGACACCGGGGATGTTCCATCTCAGCCTGCGGGCCCCGGATTCGGTCCCGGACTACCGAGTCCTGTTGGGCATCCGCTAACCCACTTCATTCCGTCCGTGTCCTCTTGGGCCACGGCATATTTCCGTGCCCGAATCCCGGGCGTTAGGAGCACATGATGACCACCGAGACTCTCAACTTCACGACCATCAAGGGCGCAATCACCGCGCTGCAGATCGGCGCGATCGACATGGCGCTGTTCCTCGCGGTCGGCGATTCGCTGGCACTGCCGACCGCCTACGCGGTGCAGTCGGGGGACCTGGCCGGCGACCTGGCGGCGCTCCCCGCAGGTTTCTGCCCGGTGGGGATCATCGAGAAGAAAAGCGGCGCGGCGCTGCAGAATACGATCACGGTCACCTCGACCGAAGGATACGGATACCAGGAGGCCACGCGCCTCATCCGCAAGTCCCGCGAGGTGACGATCGACTTCACGATGCTGCAGACCGGGCTCATGCAGCTCGGCCTGTACTGGGGCGTCGATTTCACCGGCATTGTCGCGGATGAGACCACTGGTGAGGTGAACTTGCCGATCGCGGAGACCGCTCTGGATCTGGAATACCGCGCGATCATGATCGGCAAGGACGGCGCGGCAGGCAAAGAGGTCTACACGATTTATGACGGGCCGCGCGCGACGGTCAGCAAGAACGGAAAAGTGCAATGGAACGATGACATGGTTCAGAGCTATCCGGCCACGCTCACGTTGATGTTCGACAGCGACTACAACTACGCGGTGCGGCCGTCGTTCTGCGGTCTGGGCTGGTTCAACTCGCTGGCCGCGCTGGCGGGTTTCATGCCGCAGAGTGCCGTCCAGACCATCACCTTGACCGGCATCCCGACCGGCGGAACTTTCACGGTCAGCTTCGATGGCCAGACCACTTCCGGTATCGCGTACAACGCTGCGGCCTCGGCGGTGCAGTCGGCGCTGCAGGCGCTCTCGACTATCGGGGCGGGCAACATCACGGTGGCCGGTAGCACCGGCGGTCCGTACACCGCGACCTTCGGCGGCGCGCTGGCGAATATGCCTGTCTCGTTGATGACAGGCTCGGCGGCCAGCCTTACCGGCGGCACGTCTCCGGGTGTGGTCATCGCCCAGACCACCGCCGGCGAGTACTAACCAACCGATCTGCCGCCCGCGCCTCCTTCCACTGGGCGCCCGCGGCTTTCGCATCTTCAAGGAGTCGAATTGCCCACCACCCGCGCCGCGAAGAACGATGACGATGACCGCGGTCCGACGTACTTCGAGCTGATCACCGAAATCGACGAGGAGGATCTGCCGAAGCCGATCCAGGTCAAGGCGTCTGCAGGTGCCAAGTCGTTCATCGTGCAGCCGATGAACGCCAAACGTTTGTTCGACATGCGCGCAGCGATCAAGGCAAACGATACGAATGCCTATGAGCACGCGGTGCTGGGGGATGCGTTCGATCCGGCGATGGCTATGTACGGTATGAAGCCGCGCGAGTTCTGGATGAAGTTCGTGCGCCAGGTGGAAGACCACTTCTATGGCCGCGGGGCGTCGACGGCGGCCGCGCCGGGAAAATAGCGGGCCTCGCCGGCCTGATCGATTTCATCGAGGACTACTGGACCGAGATCGACGGCGACTTTCAGCTGAATCTGCATTGCGATGCGCTCGACTGGATTCGCCGGAAACGCCCGTGGCAGCAGTTCTTTCGTCTCGTCGAGCGCCTGGATGCGGGCTCGGCGTACTACTCGCGATTGCTCGATGACGAGGAGCTCGCCGAGTGGCAGGAGAAGCGGGCGGCGCAGCGTGAGGCGCAGCGTGAGGCGGAAGGCCTTCCGGATGCCCCATCTCGTCCGCCGCTGCTCGGTTTCACCACGTTGCATCACACGCTGTACGACCTGATCGATACCACCCGGGCGATCGCTGCTGCCGATCCGTCGCAGGTCAAGGCGTGGCCGCGGCCGGAGACGGCACGCGAGCGGCTCCGTAAGAGGGCCAAGGCGCAGAGCCATTACGACGTGATCACCAAGGCCATGGGGCGCCCAGTCCCGCTATTCGCACCGAGGGGGTGATACATGCCTGACTTTCAAGCTGGCAGTGCAAGCGTCCGAATTGGAATAGATATGCGCCAATTCGACCGCGATCTCGAAGGTGAGCTGAAGGCTCGCGACGTCGAACTCGCTATCGGGATCAAGCCGTCTGATACGGCCATGGCGGATCTGCAGACCAAGCTCGACGCAATGTCGAAGGCGGCTGACCTGCACGTCACGGTCGGGATCCGTACCGATACTGCCGCGGCGACAACGGAAATGGAGGCGTGGCGCGCGGAGCAGGATCTGAAGCCGCTGCATCAGCGCGTCGCGGTAGACAAGGACTCGGTTGCGGGTGCGAAGTCCGATATCTCCAAGGCACGCAGCGACATAGCCAAAGCCTTCGGCGAGTTCGGTTCCGGTGCACAGCTTTCACTCGGCACCATCGCCATCCAGGGCATCCCGGGCGCTATCGCCGGACTGCTGTCAGTGGCCGACGCAGCGGCCAAGGCCTCGCATGCGGTCGCGCTGATTCCGGCGATCGGCTTCGCCGGGGGCGCCGGTGCGGCAGCTCTGGCCACCGGCATCCACGGCATCCCCGACGCGCTCAAGGACTACACGTCCCTGGACAAGGACCCGAACGCGACCGCGCAGAAGCAAGTCGACGTCTCCAACGAGGTCACCGCGGCGCAGTCCCGGCTACGGCTCGAGCAGACCAACCTCACCGACACCATGCGGACCGAGTCGCGCGCGATCCGGGACATGAACGATGACTTCACCGCCTCGAAATTGGCGACCGACGGTGCGGCGCTGAGTGCGTCGGAGGCGGCCAAGCGGCTGACGGAGGTCATGCATGATCCGACGGCCGACGCGGACACGCGCAAGCAGGCGCAGCTGGACTCGCAGGAGGCTATCGGCCGGCTCACCCAGCAGCAGAACAAGCAGCAAGACCTGACGCAGGACACTGCGCGCGCGAACGCTCTCGGCGTCGACGGCTCGAGGCAGGTTGTTGCCGCGATGCAGCAGGTCACCGACGCTGTTAACGAGGTGGCGAAAGCTGAGAACGCTCTGAAGCGCGGCGGCGCGATGGCGGATCTTGACGCCGCGCTGGCGAAGCTCTCACCGAACGCGCGGGCCCTCGTCGAGGAGTTCCACTCGCTGTCTCCGGAACTGCAGGATATCCGGCGCTCGTCGCAGGATGCACTGACCAACGGTCTGGCCGCGGATTTCGGCGCGCTGGCGACTACCCAGCTGCCGAACGTGAAAACCGGGCTGACCGAGATCGATGCGGCGATCAACACGGGCTTGCGTTCATCGCTGCACGAGTTGTCCACGGCAGGCGAGCAGGTCGATTTTGGTGTGTCCCTGCACAATACGGCGTTGGGGTTTGAGAACGCCGCGGGCGCGGCCGCGCCGCTGACGCACGCGATGACCACCCTGGTCACGGTCGGCACCGGCTTCTTTCCGGTATGGGGCGAAGGGCTCACGCACCTCGGCGAGGAATTCGATTCCTTGGTCACCAAGAGCGCCGGTAACGGCAACCTCGTGACGTGGATCCAGGAGGGCGATACCGCGATCAAGGAGCTCGGCACCGGCCTTGATCATGTGGGCTCGTCGGTGGCATCGGTGTTCCGGGCCGCGGCCGACGAGGGTAGTGGCCTGCAGGGGTTCGACGATTGGTCCTCCCACATATCGAGTTTCCTGAAAAGCGTTCAGGGACAAGATGATCTGCAGACATTCTTTATGGACGGGAGAAGCGAGCTCGAGAAGTGGAAGCCCGTCCTCGAGGACATCCCGGCCATCGTGAAGCAGGTCGTGGACGTGACGCGGACATGGTCCGACCTGACGATGCCGTTCCTGAAGACCACGGCCGATCTGCTGGGTCAGCATCCGATCCTGCTCGAAACTGTCCTGCTGAGCTACCTGCGCCTGAAGACGGTGTCTCCGATCCTGGACGGTGTCAAGGCCGGATGGGGCGCGATCGCAAAGTCGATGGATGCGGTCAATAGCAAGAGCGACGACTCCGGTACCGGAGCGGCATCCAAGAATGCCGCGACGTCCGCGCTGGCGGTGGAAGCGGCGACTTTACGTGTGGCGCAGGCGAAAGCGACGGAAGCGAGCACGCAGGACCGCCTCGCGATCGCTACGCGCCGCGCCGCTGTGGCACTGGAGAACTCCGGCGCGGACTCGATCGCGTACGAGGCCGCGGCCGCCCGGGTGGCAGCAGCGAACCGGACGATCGAAACGTCGGCCGCCGCGACCGAGCTCGCCATCAAGCGGCTCGACGTCGCTGAAGCGGGCACCGCGACAGGAGGGGGTTTGAGCGAGGAGGAGTCGCAGGTCGGCCGATTCGCGAAACTACGCGGAGCCGCTCAGGGTGTCATGGGGCTGCTCGGCGGCCCGTGGGGTATCGCGATGCTGGCCGGCGGCGTGGCCGTCACCGGATTCGTCTCCAGCGTGGATGCGGGAACCCAAGCGGTACAACGCTTTCAGGATCAATCGCGTGAAAGTGCGACTGCTGCAGCAGATTTACAGAAGGCGGTCCAGACGTCCGGCGGCAAGCTGGACCCCTCGGTGCTGGACCAGGAAACCCAGTCGATCACGCAGCTCCGCACCCAGATGGAGGCCAACGCCAAGGACACCCCCGGATGGATGGACACGATCACGGCGTCGTATGCGAGCGTCTTTTCCGAGATCAGCGGTGGCATCGGTAAGGGCGTCGCGGCGAATGAAGATTTGCGTGAGTCGACGGACGCGACCAGTAGTGCAGTGAAGGCCGCGTTCGGCGATCTCGGTCTTTCTGACCAGCAGCTCGCCGACACTGTGAGCGGCAGTCAGGGTGCGTTCGATTCGGTCGAGCAGCGCCTCGAGGTGATGGGCGCGGGCGGCGAAGACGCGGCGGCGAAGCTGCGCGACCTGCGCGGCGAGCTCGGCCAGGACCAGGCCGACGCAGCAGACGCCGTCGGGCAGGCATTCCAGAAGATCGGCGACACGGCACAGACGGCTGCGGATTCGGTGGGCGATTTGACTGCCGCGATGGATGCGCAGTGGAAGAAGGCCGACGCGATCCCGGATCTGGAACTGGGAGCGGCACAAGATCTCAGCGGTGTGGCGCGCGGTATCGGGGGCGACAACGGCACTCCGACAATACTGTCGGACGGCTCTATCGACATGACTTCCCAGGCCGGGCAGACGCTGCAGGCGAACATGGACACCTGGGAGAAGGGCTACGACAAGGCCACCGAGAAGGCCAAGCGCCTCGCCGTGCAGTCTCATGAGACTGCCCAGCAGCAGAACGCCGATGTGCAGTCCGCCGGAGCCACCTATATCCAGAAGGCCGAGTCGGATCTCGCGGCGGCCGGGATACCGCAGCCAGCACTGGATCGTCTGTTCGCGAAGGAGCAACGCACCACCGGCCAGTTCAACTCGCAATTCAACGCCGACACGAGCGGCGCCATGTCCGCCCTCGATCAGCTGCAAGCGCAGGTCGATCTATACAAGAACGACATCACCGGCATCCCGGCGCCCCTGCAGCTACGCAATTTCATGGCCAACCCCAACGATCAGTCTTGGCATCCGCAGATCCCGACCACACCCCCGGCGCCTCCTGCGCAGAACTGGCAGGGTCTGCTGCCGCATGCGGAGGGCGGCGAGATCACCGGCGGCATCCCGGGCAAGGACTCGGTGCCGCTCATCGGCATGCCGGGCGAGCACATGCTCGACACCGACGACGTCACCCGGCTCGGTGGTCAGCCAGGCGTCTACCGGCTGCGGGCCGCGTTGAAGCACGGTGCCGTCCCGCACTACGACGTCGGCGGCGCGGTCACCGCGCAGCCGGCCTCGGCGGCGAACCGCGCGCAGCAGCTCGAGCAGTACGCGCAAGGGCTGGCCGGCCTGCCGTATGGCGGCGAGTGGGACTGCTCGGGCCTGCAGAGCCATCTCGCCCTCGAGGCTGTCGGGCTATCCCCGGATTCGGGCCGCATGTCCACCGCCAACGAGGGCGATTGGGTGAACGCCCTCGGCTTCAAGACCGGCCTCGGGCGGCCCGGCGATTTCCAGCTGGGCTGGATAAACGACCCGAGCATGCCGGGCGGTGGCCACACTGCATCGACGCTGCCCAACGGCGTCGACACCGAGTCCAACGGCGATGCCGGTGTCCAATACGGCGGCAAGGCGATCGGCGCGTTGAACGGCCTGTTCAACCAGCACGCTTACCTGTCGATGGGCACCGGCGCCGGGATCGTCTCCACTAACGGCGACTCGACCGCGAATGCGGACACCACTACCACACAGAACGTGCTGTTTCCGCAGACGGCACTGCCGGGTGCGATGTCGGATGAGCAGATCGACGTGTTGCAGCAGCGTGCGGCGGTCGATAGCGCCAACTCCGAACGTAACCAGATCTATGCGGATCCGAAATCGACGGCCGCGGATAAGAAGGCAGAGGACCTGAAATACGACAAGGCCGCCAATGCGTACGGCAAAGCGCTGCAGCAGCAGGGATCCGGCGGCGCGGCGACCTTGTTCTCGGCGCAGGGGGCGGGTCAGGCACTGGGTATCGGCCTGGGCACCGTCATCGGGTCGGCGATCGGTGCGTCGATCCCCGGCGGCCCGGGGCAGGCAGCGAACGCTGGCCTCGGTGCCACCTTCGGGGACAAGTTCGGTGGCCAGCTGGGGAGCACTCTGGCCGGAGGGGTGCTGGGCATGTTCGGGCTGGATCAGTCGGTCCTTTCGTCCTCGAATTCGTGGAATCAGGCGTTCCAGAAGGGTATTGGCGATGCGGGCGCGGGCCTGCCCGGCAGCTCGCTGGGCTATATGTACACCCCGCAGAACCTCCCGGAGTCGGTCGTCACGGTGACTCCGCAGGCCGCGGCCCCGACCACGCCGGGACTGGCGGGTGCGGCCCCGTCCGCGTCGACGTCCTCGGGTGCGGGCGGGGCGACCACGCCGCAGGCCGCGGTGCAGAAGGCGGTGGCCGGGGACGGCTGGAACACGGGCCCGGAGTGGGATGCCCTGAACCAGTTGATCACCGGCGAATCGTCCTGGAATCCGATGGCGTCGGCCGAGCCCGCCTCGGATGCGTTCGGGCTGTTCCAGTTTCTCTCGACGACCTGGGGGACGGTCGGCGGTCAGATCACCTCGGACCCGTACCAGCAGGCCGTTTACGGTGAGCGGTACATCAAGCAGAAGTATGGCGACCCCGAGAGCGCGCTCACATTCTGGGAGAGCCAGAACCCGCATTGGTACGACGACGGCGGTATCGCTGACGGTACGGGCCTGATGGCGAAGAAGGTACTTCAGCCCGAGCGTGTTCTCAGCCCGCAGCAGACCGACAGCTTCGACCGGCTCGTGGCCACGCTGGACCGCGGGTCCGGCTGGACGTCCCGCTCGTCGTCGGCCGCGCCCGCGTGGGGTGCGACGGCGACGCTGCCGCAGCCGAGCGGCGACACCCATCACCACTACGGCTCAACGGTCAACGCCGGGACGGTGGTCAACGCGGACGAGTTGACGAGCATCTTGAACAGGCAGCAGGCGATGGCGCAGCTCGGCGCGATGGCGGCGATGCCGGGATGAGCGACTACCTGCGGTTCACGCTGATCGGTGCGACCGGGCGCGAGTGGGACCTCACGCGGTCGAGCCGTGAAGGTGTCGAATTACGTACGGGCGCACAGCAATTCATTGACGCACCCGCGAAAACCTTCTGGATCAAATCGGTGTACGGCCAGACCTATCAGGGGTTTCAATGGGCCAGACGCGAGCCGACATTCGCTGTGACGATCGCAGGCAAGACGGCTGACCGGTGGGAGCAGCTGGATTCGGATTTCCGTGATGACCTGGGCATGTACAACAACACGTTCTCGATCCGAGCCGAGACGGGAAGCACGTCCCGGACGCTGTGCATGCGTCTGCTCGAACAGCCCGAGGCGTACACCAAGGGTGATTGGGAGGGCAAGGACCCGCACCTGTTCCGGGCCTCGACCCTGGCGATCCCGGCGGCATGCGAGTTGGGATTCTGGGTGGGTCAGTCCCTGGTGTCCCCTCCGTGCACATTCTCGACCGGCAATGGCACCCAATGGATTCCGGTAGTCAATTACGGCGATGTGCCGATCTGGTTGACCTGGAATCTGCCCGCACCGGGTACCTGGACGGTCCCGGATTACTCGTGGGGGCAGGAGGAGGAGTTCGGGTATGTAAATGGTGAATGGGCTACGCGCACAGTCACATTGAGTCCACTGACGAGCGGTGAGGATCTGGTGCTGAACACCGATCCGAACACGAAGCAGATGATCGCGGCCAACGGCGACCCCGTGCAACAGAGAAACGGCGGCATCCAACTCATTTTCCCCGTGGCGCCGAAGACGCCTCCCACGCTGGTCCCGCTCGAGCTGGTCGGCGGTAACGCAGGCGCGACAGCGTACGTCACCTGCCCGAGCTGGTTCTCGCGGCCGTGGGGGGTTTCGCTGTGACCGCACTCCTGGATGTCGACTGGCTGACCGTCGACGACATACCCGATACATGGGCCGAGTGCGAGCAGATCCGGCAGCAGCGCGTCGCATGGCGGCAAGCCCCGCCGAACGTCCGCATGTGGACGAATCCCGCGGATGGATTCGAAGACGACGGGGTCGCGTTCGTCGGCTCTTGCGCCGACAACGTGAGCGGGTCGTTCCCGTGGCGCAATAAGATCACCGACCCGGGCACCGGCACGCTGAGGCTGCGCACCGATCACCCTGTTGCGCGATGGCTGTTTCAGGTCGCGATCACGACGGACAACTCGATCACCAAGGCCAACACGATCATCACCGTCGATCATATGGGCGGCACAAAACGCTGGTCGGGGCTGCTGAAGAATTGGAAGCTCGTCAAGGATGCATCCGGTGTCCGCTACGTCGATTGCACATTCATCGATGATCTGCAGTATTTCCAGTACACGCTGTGCCCGCCCAATCCAGTGTTGCCTATTGAGGTCTTCCAATGGCCCAGGGACTTCCCGGTTTTCGGTCCATCGAAATGGTGCATTTCCCTCCTATACCTGCTCCAGCTGATCAGGATCAACGGCAACCTGTGGAATATCCCATCCGACCCATTCGACCTGTCCAGCTGGGATGCGCTATTCGACTGGTCGTCGTGGCAGACGTTCATTATGGCCGACCCGTTCGACCTCGATGATTCATCTTTGGACACGTTTTTCGGCGTGAGAATGGATCGCTTCGATCAAGCTGTCGCGGATTCGATGGAGGCCGCCCAGCTGACCATGACCTACCGTCGGATCCTGACCGTCGACGGCGAGACGTGCCCCGTCCCAGGCGTGCCCACCTGCCGCAACGGTGCGTGCGTGTTCCAGGTCGTCGACAATTCGGGCTACTTTGCACCGGCGGGCACCGGCACAGCGGGCGCGCTGGCCCTCGGTATCTCCCGCACCGTTACCGAGTTCCTCGAGGGCGGCATCGAGACAATCCTCGTCCCGACCACCGACGCGGAGAATATCCAGCCCGAGGAGTACTACATACCCGGTTGGCAGGGCACGATGCCCGCGTTCCCGTGGGTGTCGGTGATAGATGGCCCGTACACGTCGATCGAGACATCAGAACTCACTTACTCACCGGCCACCGCGGGATCTGTCATCGTGGGCGGCGATAATCCGCTCGCCGATAATCTGGCCAATCTGACCATCGAGGCGGTTGGCGATATCGCCGGATTTCTATTGTCCGGTGGATTTGTCGACAACGCCGGAGATATCGCCGCCTCGGTGATCTATCCGTTTATCGTCGGCACTATCGCGGCATGGGATCAGGTCACCAATAATTCGCGCGTGCACAATCTCGGCTGGGTGCATCTACCCGAAATTCTGGGTCAAGGGGCGAACAATAATTCATGGTCCCTTAGTGCGATCATGGCGTTCAGTGCGGCATTCACATTGACCGCCGCGCAGACCGCGCACACATTCACCCTGGGCGGCAGCGACGCCCACCTCCCGGGCGTGGACTACGACATCGGGACCCGCATCAGCTCAACGGATCTCGAGATCACCAACGTCTTGTTTGTGGACCAGGTCGAGCAGATGGTCCTGGCCTGGGATTACAGCCAGAACCGGCCCCCTGACTACGAGGTCCAGGTGGGCAACTCGGACGCGAAACTCACTCAGGCACAACGCATTGCGCGGCTCATGGCCAAGATGTCGGCCTACGCGAGCGACGTCGGCGTCCACCTCATCAGCTAGGAGCACACGATGACCGATCCCGATCCGGAACGCGCCGCAGGCATCGCCGCGCTGGCCCGGGTGCTGGATTCGCTGCCCGCCCGCAACGACAAGGTGCGCCCGACGCCGCTGCATCCGAAGACGCGCGAGCAGCTCGCCGAAGAGCAGTACGACCGTGGGCTGCGACTGCATCCCGAGCTGGCGATGAAGTTTCCCATCCCCGGCCGTCAGGCCCCGGGCGTCCCGGCGTACATGAGCCTGCCGCAGTGGGTGGATGCCGACCGGTACGCGCGGCACCTGCGTGACAACCCGCAGCAGGCGACCGAAGCGCCGGCGCCCGGGGCGACCCTCGAGCAGCTCCGCAAGATCTTCGAAATCACGAATCCGCAAGCGGCGGCGACGTTGCCGACGCTCGACGATGCCGAGCTCGCAGCACAGCGTGAGGAGTACGCGGCGAAGCTGCCCGGCGCGTTCGCGAAGCTGCAGCAGATCGCCGCCCGCAATCGCAATTTGCAAGGTGCCCAACAGAACCCGAGAGGAGCAGGATCGGCATGAACAAAGTGATCTCCCTGGCCGAATCGCAGCCGGCCCGCGTGTATTTCTATCCGGCGGTCGTCGCGATGGTGGCCTATCTGGCCAGCCGCGGCACTCTGGATCACGACACGGCCGACTGGATCACCAGCATCGTCGCTGCCATGGTGGGTGTCGGCGCGACCGAGAGTGTGCATGCGTCGGTCCGGCCGAAGTCGTTGCCGCAGAGCCCGGACGAGCCGCCGGCCGCACCGAAGGTCTGACCGTGCGACCTACACACTCGGAGGGGCGCCATCCCGTCGAGGTCGGTCTGCTGGCCTCGTGCGCTGCATGCGGTGTACTGCGCGTCCTCGCTGCCGCGGAGCCCAGCGTCGTACAGGCGGCAATGGGAACGTTCTGGAGCGCAGCGTGGGGTGCACTCCTGTTTGTCGGGTCTGCGCTGGCGCTGGCCGGGGTGTACTGGCCCGGCTCGCTCGAGGCGAGCTTGAACATCGAACGCGCCGGGCTGGCGGCTGTGTGCGGGGCACTCCTGGCGGCAGTCTCTGTGATCTTGTATCGGACCCCTCCGGCCGAGGGCATCGCGGCTCCGATTGTGGCCGGCATCGGTTCTGGCCTCTTAGTCCGGATTTGGCAGGTGAGCAGGGTGATTCGGCGCGCGAATGCTCGCGCCGTGGCGATCGGGATGGTGGAAGATGCTGCAGTTTTGGATACCGATGGGCGTGTCTCTTCTGGGGGCGAACGGCGCGGTCTGGGCCCTGGTCAACTGGCGGATCAACCATCAGAAAGCCCCGGTCGACAGGGCCGCGTCGTTCACCGAGATGGCCGAACGGATCGCGATCAACGCGGAAAAGGCGGCCCAGCGTGAGCACGAGGACAACGAGCGCCTGCGTCAAGCGAACGAGCGCCTGTCCGAGGAAGTGCGCGCCCTCCGCGAGGAAGTAGCGGAGCTACGTCACCGGCTCGCGCGGATGCAACAGGACGTGAGCGCGACGCGCACCGCGGTGGAACGTCAAGTCATCGCGGAGGAGCTGCACTGGCTCGGAGCCGATGCTCCCGATTTGAATCAGAATAATGACTGAAATGACTGAAAGGTCTACTGTGACAACGAGATACAAGCTCGGCAAGAAGCCCGCGCGCCCGGGCGCGGCGAAGCTGCGCCTGTCCACATATCTGCCCAAAGACACGATCAAGGGCATCCCGCCGGTATTCGGATATCAGAAGGACGTCGCTGTCTGGGGGATGCTGGGCAACGATACTGTCGGCGATTGCGCCGAGGCGGACGCATGGCATCAAACGATGCTCTTGAACAGCGAGCAGATTCCGCCGCGGTTGATCGACGTCACTGATCAGACGGCGATCCAAACATATTCCGCCGTCACGGGTTTCGATCCAAGCCAGACGGACGCGGCCGGCAACAACCCGACCGACCAGGGCACCGACGTATTGCAGCTGGCCGAGTATCGGCGCACCGTCGGCCTCACAGATGCCGCCGGCACCGTGCACCGGGTCGGCGCCTATCTCGCGCTGGACCAAGGCAACGTCTCGCAGCTGCGGGCGGCCATTTACCTTTTCGGGGGTGCCGTCAGTATCGGTGTGCAACTGCCGGATTCGGCGCAAACCCAGTTCCAGAACGGGGACGCGTGGTCGCCGGTGGCAGGTGCGCAGATCGAGGGCGGCCACTGCATTACGGGGGTCGCGGGCGACAACGACGGCAACATCGGCGTGATCACCTGGGGTGCGTTCCAGTGGATGACCAGCGCGTTTTACCGCCGATACAACGACGAGAGCATCGTGTACTTGAGCACGGAATTCCTCACGGCCAGCGTCTCGCCCGAGGGCTTCGACCTGGCTCAGTTGACCGCCAACATGGCCGAACTGCCCGCGCTGGCGGATCTCGGGGCCTGAGGTATGGGCTCTCCGCTGGGCTCGGGCGATTTCGACACCAGCGCACCGGGCGCGGTCACCGGTGGCGACGGATCGGTGTCGGCGCTCGTCAACAACACGCAGGCCAATGTCACGAGCGCGCTGCAGGCCCAGCAGCAGGCCAGCCCGGCATGGAACGGTGCGAGCGGAACGTTTTTCGGCACGATCCTGGGCGGCTTCTCGTCTGGGCCGGGCCTCGTCACTTCCGCCACCGACGATCTGCTCGCGTCCCTCTGTGACGCGATCACCGGGTTTACTAGCGGTCTCATCGACTTGTCCGGCTGGGCGACATCCCTACGTGCCGACGCGACCACCGCGTTGGACGGCACGTCCACCATCTCCACCGGCATCACGAACGAGATCACCGGCGCCCTTGCAAGCTCGCTCCCCGCGGGCGTCGCTCCGGCAGTGCAGCTGCTCAATTACACAGTGCAGGCGTCCGGCTCGACACCGTTGATCGACATCTACAACACGCCCGGCACCTGGACCGCGGCACCTGCCGCGACGACCGTGGATCTGGCGCTGATGGCGGCCTCGGGAGGTAGCGCGCAGGGCGGCATGGGCACTACCGGCGCGGCGGGCGGCGCGGGCGGCGCCGGCGGTTACAGCGTGTTCACTGGGATCGCGGTGTCGGGTTTGCCGTCGTCGTGCGCGGTCGATGTCGGTGTGGGTGGCACCGGCGGTCAGAACGCAGTGACCTCGGATCAGACCACTTTCGTCGAGGCCAACACGACGAATCTGGGATCGGTCTGGCGCATTGATAGCGGTACAGCGAGCCCTCAAGTCTTGAACGATGCCGCCGAGGCGGCGCCGATGAGCTCGGGCAGCGGCGAGAACGGCATGTGGGCGACCCGGATCGGGACCGCCCTGCTGTCGGACGACTACATCATTCAGGCCCAGCTGACGGCACCGACAAACTCCGAAGCGACCAACAATTATTCGGGCGTCTACGTCGCCGCGCCCGTCACATACGGTGCTGGCACGAAACTCGTGGTTTTCGCCGGAAATACAGGTAGCGGCTGTGGGCTTTTCACGCAGACGAACGCGCCCGCAGCTCCATATATCGCGAATGGTGCGCAGACCGGACAGACCGTCGTCGCGAGCATCGCCACCCCGTTCACTAATACGTCGCTGATCGCGCTGGGCCGAGTCGGGAATGTCTTCACCGGATATATCGACGGCGCGGCGATCGTGACATGGACCGACACGGGCAATACGGTACCTACCGGATCAGGCGACAGGGGCTGGGGTTTCGTCGTCGAGGGCAACTATCCGTCGTTTCAGCAACAGTTCGACTCGCCGGCCATCTCCACAATCGGGGCCCGTGACATCGGCGTCAACTCGCAGCCGGGCACCGACGGCGGCGACACGTCGTTCAACGGCGCCAGCTATGTGGCCACCGGCGGGACCGGCGGTGTGGGCGGCGGCATCGATTCTGGTGGCACCCGGCGACCGTCCAGCGGCTCGTTCTTGCTGACCGATACAGCGTGGAACGGCACGCAGGGCACCGGTAATCAGGGCTCGATCAATCCGGCGGGCGGCATCGGCGCCGCTGGCCAGAGCAGCCACTCGCCGAGCGGCGCCGCAGGGGGCGACGGCCTCAATACCGGCGGTGGTGCGGCGGGCACCTCCGGATCGCTGAACGGTGCGCCGGGCACGTCGCCCGCGGGTGGCGTGTACGGCCCGGGAAGCGGCGGCGGCGGCGGATATTGGGTGACCGGCATAACCGGGCAGGCGGGTCAGGGCGGCGCGGGCGCATTCCCCGGCGGCGCACCCGGCGGAGGGGGCGCAACCCTCGACGGCCAGGGCAGCAACGGGCCCGGCAACGCGGGCAGCGACGGGCAAGCAGTTGTCACAACACGGTTCACGTAGAGGAGGCACGCGCATGGATGACCCGTTGCGGGACGCAACCGGACAGCTGCTCAAGATGTGGGTGTGTCCAGACTGTCCCCCCACTCGGATGCATGACCGTCACCGCACTCGGGTGCATCTTCACCCGGACCCCGACCATCCGAGCCAGGACGCCACACGCGATTTCATTCGTGAGCACCAATATGTTCATGAGCAGCATCTACTCCGCTGCGCCGGCGATCGCAGCATGATGCAACTCGCGCTCCGATACCCGGCGCTGCATGCCGGGATCATCCAGGTATACGGCCCGATCGAGGATCTCACCGCCGAGCATCGAGCGCAGATTCTGCAATCGGCAGGATTCAAGGACGGTGATTCCTGATGCCTCCGGTGATGGAGATCAAGTACCAGGACCCGGGCGAGACCCTGGATTTCCCGGTCGATTGGCTGTGCACGCTCCAGCGAGACGGCGGCACCATCTCGAGCGCGACATTCACCGCGCCGGGGCTGACCATCGTGGCCACCCAGACGACCGACACGAATGCCACGATCTGGCTCGCAGGCGGCGAGCTGAAGACCACCTACACCGTCACTTGCACGATGGTCGGGACGAATGCCCGCACCTACGTGCAGGGCTTCCTACTGCAGTTCATCAGTAAGTAGGGGCACCTACCAAATCCAAAACCTTTAAGGCCCACAGGAATTCGCCTGTGGGCCTTTCTCGTGTGAAAGGACCAACCATGGCCGTCGACGGCATCACCTGGGACATGAACGCCCGCATCATCAAATACCACCCCGACACGGTGGCGCGGCTGACCGCTCAAATGGGGCACGAGCCGCTGGGCTTCCATTTGCGGCACCTCGAGTCGATCGGGCTGCTCGCCCCGGACGAGGTAGTAGAGGCACCCGGCAACATTCTGGTCACAACCGGGTTGACCCGGGTGACGAGCCTCATCATCGGCGGCGGCGGTACAGCGCTGGCCCACGCGGATGCCATCGTAGGCGTGGGCACATCCTCGACCACAGCCGTTGTCGGTGACACCGCGCTCGGCGGCGATGGCAACGCCAGCACCGCGTACTACCAAAACGCCGACAGCAGTTACCCGTCGGCGAGCGCCGGCGTCATCACCTGCAACTGCACGTATCAGAGCTCGAACGCCAACTTCGCGTGGAATGAATGGTGCTGGGCCGACGCCAGCGGCACCCTCACTGCCGGGTTCACCTTGTCCGGGGTGGGTACATCGCCGATCCTGTTGAACCACAAGGTTCAGTCGCTCGGGACCAAGGTCAGCGGGTCCATCTGGACCCTGTCGGCGACTCTCACCCTGGCGTGAAATGCAGTCTGTAACAACAGTGCTCACGTGCCGAGGTACCGGCGAACCGATCGGCGGTGTCGACAACATGCTCACTGCCCTCGGCTGGGAACTCGACCCGGTGCGGTACGAGCTCGGCGCCGACATCGCGTATCCGGCGTCAGTCGGGCCGGCCAACTCCGGCGGTGACGTGCTCGGGCCGTCCGAGGATCAGTCGATCGCGCAGGGGCTGCCACTGCTGGCCGCCGCGATCCGGGCGACGCCGGATCTTGTCGGACTCATGGGCTACAGTCTCGGCGCCGAGCTCGTGAGCGCCTTCCTCGAGGCGAAGGCGCGCGGTCAGTATGCAGACTGCGAGCTCGGATGGGCGGCGCTCGTCGCCAACCCTCGCCGGGCGCCGGGCGAGTCGATCGACCCGGATCCGGTCGGCAGCGGCATCAACGGCGCTCACGGGCCATGGCCCGACGGACTGCCGGTGTTCACCGCGGCCAACCCTGCGGACGGCATCACGAGCTGCCCGCCCGGTTCGCCGCTGCGCGCGCTGGCCGAGGGAATGTCCGCATTTTCGTTCGCCGAGCTCGGCGGCTGGACTGCGACGCTGGCGCAGCAGCTGATCGATGGGGAGTTCCTCGGGGAGGATTACACCTCCGAGCAGTTGATGCGAGGTGGTCAGCTGATGTACGGGTATCTGCTAGGCGCCCAGCACACCGCCGAGTACGTGGTAGGTGGCTACCTGCAGCGCCTCGCCGACGAGATCAACACGGCCTGAGATGACCATCTCGATAGCGGCCCGCGCGACGGGCGACGTCACTACGGCGGCGACGAGCTGGTCGATCACCCTGCCGAGCTCGGGGGGCGTCACCGGCGACGTGTACCTGATCATCGTGTCCGCGGGTGGATCGACCACTATGAGCACGACGTCTACCGGCTGGACCAAGATCTATCCCACCAGTGGCGCCTCGGTGATCTCGGCATATGTGGGAGTTTTCGGGACCGCCGGCGCCCTGACCGTCGCGTCGAGCGCCAGCCAGAAATGCGCCTACGCCACGTACCGAGTCTCGGGTGCCGGGTCGGCTGCTTCGGCTGCTTCGGCGACGGGCTCGAGCACAACCCACACCCCGCCGAGCCTGACGCCGTCGGGAGGCAGTCAGCAGTACTGCTGGATTGTGGCGGACTCTTCGACCTCGCCGCCCGATTCCGCGCCGACCGGTGGCCCGAGCGGTTGGGCGAATTACCAGCATGTCGCAACCGGCAGCAGCGATTCGAGCTCGGACGCATTCATCGGCGCGTCCGAGCTGGTCGCGACGGCAGCGACCGAGACCCCGGGCGCATTTTCGGGTGTCGTCTTTTCCGCCTCATGGACTGATTTGACGATCGCGCTGCCGCCGGGTGCCATCGTCGGAACCGATACCGGCGCGGGCACCGATACCGGAGGCGTCACCGCGGCCGCGGCCGACACCGGAGCAGGCACCGACACGGGGGGCGCCCGGCCGGATGCCGCGGACACCGGAGCAGGCACCGACACGGGCACCATCACCGCGACGATAACCAGCTCCGACACCGGCGTCGGAACCGATACGGGCGCTGTCACCGCAACTACTGCCGGCTCCGACACGGGCGCGGGTGCCGACACGGGCGTATCCGAGCAGTCGGCGCCCGGCTCCGACACCGGCGCGGGAACCGAGACCGGCGCTGTCATTCCCGATACGGCCGACACCGGCACGGGTGCCGATACCGGGGCGGTCACTGCGGCCGAGACCGGAACCGACACCGTGGCGGGTGCCGACACGGCCTCGGTGATCGCGCAGGTCTCCAGCACCGAGACCGGTACCGGCGTGGATTCGCCGTTCCCAACGGTGTACGGCGGCGACTCGGCGGCTGGCGTCGACACCGCGGTCGTGCTCGACAAGATCTCCGTCACCGACACCGGTGCGGGTGCCGACACGGGCGGCGTGCGGGCGGATGTCGCGGACACTGGCGCGGGCACCGACGCGGCGGCCGTCATCGTCCGGGCCGCAGAAACCGGCACCGGCACCGAGGGCTTCCACACCATCGCCGCGGCCGACACGGCTACCGGCACCGACACGGCTACCGTCCACGCACAGATCGCCACCACCGAAACCGCAACCGGTTACGACATCGTGCTCCCGGCGGGCACGTCCGGTAAGCCGTTGTTTGGTCCGCGCGTCGTCCGTGTCGCGGCCGAAGACCGGACGATACGGGTTGAGTACGAGGACCGCACGATACGAGTGCCGGCGCAGGTGCGCGTGCTGTGCGAGGCGTGAACTACGCGGCGGTTACGGCTGCGGGAGTTCGATCCAGGCTAGGTCGTCGCAGTAGGTAGCTATCGTCGAATCTGTGAACAGTTTGGCCTGTTCGGGGTCTTTATAGGAGATGGAAGCCTGATCCAGGAAGCTTTGATAGACGATCGCCGCACCGGCTTCCTGTCGAGCGAGGCTCGGTGTTCCGATGCCATCGCCCAGGTGCGCAATAGCCTCTTGCGCAGCGCATTGAGCCCGCGCAAAGTTGGGGGTCGCGGTGTTGGCGTCGAGCCCGCGTGCCTTGAGGCCATCGACAAAGGCTTGATCCTGAGGATTCAACGCAATCTCGATACCTGGGGGTCGTGTCGGGGTGACAACGGCCGCAGCGGCGGGCAGTGCAACAGCGGCGGTAGTCGGTGCCTCGGTGCTGCGTTCCTGATCGGCTATCGGGTTGATCAGCATGATCAGTCCGACGCCCAGCGCGGCCCCGATGACGACAACGGCGACGGCGACGGCGATGTGACGCCACGTGATGCGGCTCATTGGATTGTCCTATCCGGCAGTTGTTTTGCGAGATCCCCCCGACGAGACCCTCATAGAGGATGAGGTCTCATCGCCTGGCGCGCAAGGGTCGAAAGTCCCCCCGCCAACGCCTCGGCCCCTCAGCCCGTCCGGGCTGAGGGGCCGATTGTCGCGTTTCAGGGCGCCGGAGTCATCGCCGATGCCGATGCCCTGTCGTGCGAGTACTGGGGAAGGGCGGCCACGGGTACGGCCGGATCGGCGTCCGAGAACACTGGGGCCTCACTGCTGCCTGTGGGCAGCAGATTGATTGTCGGAGTGTCGTCGCAGAACCCCTCTTGGCAGTGCATTGGCCCGGGCGCATCCGCGCCCGCGCCCGGAGCGAACACTGTCAGGAATGTAGCCGCGCCGAGACCGATTGCGGTGCAGGCGATTTGACGGATATTCATTTGTTCCTCACGAATTGCATTGTGCAGCAATATGACTGAGCTTGGAGAGTTGGAGCGCGCCCCGGCCGCTGATACGGCCGGGGCGCTCTCGCGTATCGGGCGCCGGGGCTACGGCTGTGCCCTTTACGCGAGCTTGTGGGGTTCGTCGTGCCGCGCGGACTGGTCGGTCACGCTTCCGAGGTGTCCTGCGACCCACTCGTCCGCTGCAGCCCGGGCCCCGTCCACATCTGCGCCAGCCGATGCCTCGCGCAGGAACTCGCCTGTGCGCGTGGTGATCTGCCACGCGCAGGTGGCGGGCGTGGTGGCACTGATGACGCCGAGGTGTTTGCCGTAGTCCTTGATCAGGTGCCAGTGCTGCCCGTCGCCGCGGAGCTTCCAGCCGTCGCGGGCATGCTCGGGCTGGATGGGGCCCAGATGCGGCTCAGCGTTCATCGGAACTCCACTCGCAGGCGCATGCGACCGGCCCCGACGAGGGCGCTCTGCGCTGCCCGTTTGCATCCGCAGTGGTCGATGGCGCACTCGAGATGGACCTGCATAGCCCGGTGCGCCTGGTCGATTGTCAACGGCCGGGCGGGCGTGGAGCAGCTGGCGATCGGGGGCCATTGGAAGTGCTGGACCGGCCCGGGCACCGACGCCGCGCGGCGCTCTTCTTCGCGCGAGATCTGGATCTCGTGCCAGTTGATGATGGCGACGATGAACAGGAGGATCGCGGCGAACCCGAGCGTGGTCGCGACCGCGCCGCCGCTCAT